CTTCTTCGTTGCCTTCCAGGTTGCGGTCGCCAGCGACGCCGTCACCTTCCAGGTCGGTGAGCAGGGTGATGACAGCCCGTGCGCCCTTCTCGGACTTCTTCAGCTCGTCGATCTTCTGGATCATGGAGTTGGAGCCCGTGCCCAGGAACTTGCCGATGAACGACACGTTCCGCGCGGTCTTCCACATGTCCATCGACCAGATGGTTTTTTGCTCGTCGGTCAGCAGACCAAAGTTGGTAAGAGCCATTTGTGGCCTCTCTCAGGGAAGTTGAACAATCACCGGGAACGCCCCGGTCGGCGGACAGGTGGCTCTATCGCTGCCACGAAGCGAATAGGCGAAGCCTATCAAAGACTTACAGGTGGGGCAAGAAGAAGTCACGACGACAACTCTTGCTCCAGCCGGGATTTGTCAAGCACCGGGGGCCGGTAGACCTCGACGATCTTGGTGGGGGCGGGGTCGACCAGCTCGGCCGAGAGCACGACCTCGCGCACCCGACCCCATGTCTCGGGCCCGGCCACGTTGATGCCGGACTCCACCAGGCCTTTCAGCCACATGATCGCCAGATTAGCGTCCACCGATCGCCCCCATCAGGAGCCCATCCAGGCCGGGGGAGAGCACGCGCTGGGTCGGCGGCTTCTCCCGGGCAGGCTCGTCGGGCCGGAACTCGTTGTTGAAGAGCTTGTACCGTTGCCCATTCACGTCGAGGCAGATGCGACCCGTCTCGTCACGCAGGAGCCGGCTCTCGACCGGCTTACCTGCGGCGAGCAGGTCACTGAGGAGTGACCCGAACTCTTGCATCAGAAGTCATCCCCGCGCAGACGCGCAATCGTGGCCTCGTCGAGGCGGTCGAACTGGGCCTGGGTCAGCTTGCCAGGGTTGCCATCCCGCAGCCCACCTTGATCCGATGGCTTGCCGACGGCGGCGGCGGCCGGGGGCTGACGCTTGTCAGCGTCGGCGGCACGGGTGCGAGCCTCGACGGCCCGGGCCGGGGCCGTAGGCTTCTCCACCACCGCTCCGACCACGTACTTGACGGCCTGGGCGAGCGCCTGGGAGCGGGTCCGACCCTTGGCGACCAGCGCCTCCATCAGGTCGGCCACCTCGTTGGCCTTGGCGGCGTCGAATTCCGGCGCGTCAGGGTTCAGGACGGGGTGCTTGCGCTCCACTTCGTCCAGCGCCCGCTCGTAGGAGAGGGTGTCCAGGGTCTGCTTGCGCACGGCCTGGGTCTTGACGGCCACGGAGGCGTCGTTGAACTGGTCGCGCAGGGCATCCAGCTCTCGGCGGACCTTGCGAGCCTCCTCCTTCATGCCCTCCATGATCAGGTCTTCGTACTTGTCCGACAGCTCTTCGATCTTGGAGCGCATGGCACCCAGGTCGGCGCCGTACTGGCGCTCCTGCTGGGCACCCTGGAGGCGCTCAATCTCGGCCTGGAGGGCCTTTTCCCGCTCCCGGGCCTTCGTCATGGCCTCGTCGAAGCGAGCTTTCGGGATCCGGATGCGCTTTTTGGCCTCGGCGGCGGCCTCTTCGGCCTCCCGCTGGGCCTTTTCCTCGGCGGTTTCCTCGCCTTCCTTGTCAAGGTCGGCCTCAGCCTCGCTCAGGCTGTCCTTGACTGGCGCCTTTTCGGGCTCGAAATGGTCCCCGCGGTCCTGTTCAGTACTCGGTACTGGGTTCTCGGATTGCACTGCCTGCTCTTGATCGCTCATTTGGATTGCTCCTTGTCAGACCGGGGTTGGGCCGGGGCGGCCGGCTTGCCGGAGGGGGACTGGGCGTTGTCCCGGGGTTGCGCCCGTTGATGCACTGCGGCGATTCTATCCGATTTGGCTTTCTCTATGGCCTGGTGCTGGGCGATAGCCTGCTGGTTGCGACTCTCCTCAGCCTTGAGCTGGCTGTTCATGGCCAGTTCCTCGCGCTTGAGGGCCATCTCCTGGGCCATCTTCTCGCGCTGGAGGGCGATCTCCATCTCCAGCTGCTTGAACTTCAGCTCCATCTCGGCCTGCAGCTTCTGCAGCTCGACCATGGTGGTGTCCTGCTCGGCGGGTTCACCCATGGCTTCGGTCTGGGCCAGCACCTGCTCGCGCTGGGCGCGGGCCTGGGACAGCTGGCTGTCAGCCTGAGCCTTGGCCACGTCGGCTTCCTTCTGGGCCACCTCAGCTTCCTGCATCCGCTGCTGCAGCTCGGCCTGCTTCTGGGCCTCGGGGCTGTTCGGGTCGCCTTCCATCTCGGTGATGATGTCGGACTTGTCACGCAGGCGGGAGGCCTGGATGATGAACTTGTCCGGGATCTGAATGCCCACCTCGGTGCGCAGGCGCACGGCTTGGTCGAACTGACTGTCCTCGAAGGTGTCGCGCTCGGGCTCGTTGGTGACGACGATGGCGTACTCGCCCAGGGTCAGGTCGTTCAGGATCGTGCCCTCGGGCGTGACCTGGTTGACGACCATCTCCTCGGTGGTGCCCAGCATCTTGTCGGCCGTGATGCGAACGAGACGCTCTTCGGTGTAGTACTCCTGGACCAGGGCCAGCACGGCGCGGGCCAGCAGGTGGTCCGTCCGGTTCATGTTGTCCATGACCTTGGCCATGTTGGCCTGGCCGGACTTCTGGTTGGCCACGACCGACTTGGCGGCCACGTCCTCCCGGGCGAAGCCCTGCATGTAGTCAGACACGCCGGAGATGGCCTTGATGTGCTCCTCGGCCTTGTAGCTGATGCGGTCCAGGCCGGACGGCGTCTGGTTCGGCTGGATCTTGGTGACGTTGTTGACATCGTCCACCTCCAGCACCAGGCCCGTCTGGGCGCCGCGCTGCTCCAGCTCGGCCACCGACATGTTGACCAGACTGTTGCGGCGCACCAGCCAGCCGCTGTTGGCCGACGTGTTGACCACGTGCAGCTCCTGCGAGCTGACCTTGTTCAGCAGCTCCTGGGGCCCGAGCAGGTTCTCGACGATACCCACGGTCTGGCCGCGGCGGAAGTACGGGAAGTACGGCACCACCGTGAAGTGCCGGTACGGCGACCAATCGTCATGAAGCAGCACGTTACCGGCGATGACGGTCCAGCGGATGCGCTGCACCAGCTTCCTGGTCGTGGCGATGTTCGGGTTGCGGGTCAGGTAGTCCTGGATCTTGACCTCGTCCCAGTCGTTGGGGACCAGCCGGCTGTCGCCGTTGGTCAGGTCAACGAAGTGGGTGGCCTTGTGGAGCGTCCGGTACTGGCGCTCGATCACCCGGATGTTGCGACGGATGCGCTCCTGCTCCTCGCCCAGCCCGGTGTGGCCCACGACCGACGGTCCGCCGAAGCGGTCCCGGTTGAAGTCGGCGGCGTCGTAGTCCCAGTCGTTGGCCGCGCCCGTCTGGATGCGCAGCAGCTCGGCGTTGGACTTGCCGTAGAGCATCTCGATCTGGTCGATGGTCATCCACGACGTGGTGATCACGTCCTGCCAGTCGTCCGGGTCGTAGGAGTCGGCGTCGCTGTCGATCAGGACGTTCTTCGGGTTGAGCTGGGTGATCCGCACCTCGCCCCGCAGGTTGTCGCTGAAGTCCAGGCGCACGTCGAAGAACCCGCGGCTCTGAATCACGCCGTCGCAGAACACGTCGGAGCGGACCCAGGGCAGCTGGTTGTTGTCGCTGATCTGCTTGAACACCTTGGTCAGGGCATCCGCCACCTCGGAGGTGGCCCCGGAGTTGCGCGGGCGGAACGCGATGTCGGTGCGGTTGAAGATCTGCTCGCCCAGCACGTTGGCGATGGTCGAGATGATCTTGTTGATGGTCAGGGCGGGGCGCCGGGCCTGGTTCAGCGCGGCCAGGTCGGCGGAGTCCCACTGGAGGCCCTGGAAGAACTTGTCGCAGCGGTCGGCCTTCTGGATGAACTTCAGGTGGCCATGGTCCCGCAGGTACACGTACCGGTTCCAGACCTCGGAGGTCTTCTCTGTATTGACAGGCATTTCAGGCACTCATGTGGGTTCCAGAGAACGACGGGAGCAGTCGGTCCCGCCAGCTCGGAGGTTTGGGAGGCTCTATTATACGAGGAGGTTCCATAGCCAAAGCCAAATGGGTGGCCCAGGCCATCGAGTCGACCACGTCGTCGTGGACGCCGGCGGGGAAGCGCAGCAGCTCCTGCTCCACCTGGGGGAACCACGTGGCGTTCTTGGGGAACCACAGCTTGCCCTGCTGCATGCGGCCCTGGAGCGGCCGGGCCCGGACCATCTTGTCGGTCAGCGGCTTCATGACCTCGATGGGCAGGAACATCCGACGCTCGCGCATCCGGCGGTCGAGGAACGGCTTGAGGGTCAGCCAGATCTGGCCGTTCTCCACGCCGAGAGTGTACCCGACGGTCGGGTCCACCCCGAAGCGCCCCGCCACGTTGAGCATGGCCTCGACGATCTCGAGCGCGTCGCCCTTCATGCGATGCACGTCCAGCACGAACAAGTCGTCGTCGGGCGTCAACGCCATGGTGGTTCCGACCGTCCAGTCGTTGACCTGCTTCGTCCCGATGGCGAAGTCCCAGGCCGTGAAGATGCGAACGTTGTCCAGCGCAGGCTGATCCGCGAACCGGAAGAACTCCTTCCGGAAGTACAGACCCTCGTCCGGCACCGGGTTCTGCTGGTACAGCGCCGACCAGATCCGCGGCTGCATGTTGGCCCGAACGCGCTTGAGCGCCTCGGTCGAGTACCGGGCCTCGTGCAGACAGAAGTCGATCGGCCGCAGGAGCGTCAGCCCGGCATTGTCCGGCTGGCTCAGGTCGAGCGGCGTCGGCGACCGGATGATCGGCCCGGGCACGTCCGGGTTGGAGTCGTCGCGGTACTCCCACTGCTCGGAGATCGCCGGGTACTTCACGATCTCGAACTGGTCGAACTCCGCCCCCTTCCTCATGGCCTGCTGCAGGCGCCCCGCCAGGTCGTCGTCCGACCAGCAGGTCTGGATGACCAGCACGCCGCCGCCGGGGGCCAGACGGGTGTAGGCCGTGGACTGGTACCAGTCCCACAGCTTGTCGCGCACCAGCGCCGAGTCTGCCTCCTCCTGGTTCTTGATCGGGTCGTCGATGATCAGCAGGTGGGCACCCTTACCCGTGATACCCCCGCCCACACCGGCCGCCGTGAAGCCGCCGCCGCTCGTGGTCAGCCAGGCCTCGGCCGACTGCGACTGGGGGTCCAGGGCCGTGCCCGGGAAGACCCCGGCGTACACCGGGTCCTGGATCAGCCCGCGCACCTTCCTCGAGAAGCCCGTCGGCAGCTCGAGGTTGTACCCCACGTTGATGATCTCGTGGTTGGGGGCATGCCCGAGGTGCCACGCCGGGAAGCGGATGGACGCCAGCTCGCTCTTGCCCGTCCGCGGCGGGCACATGATCATCAGCCGCGGGCTCTTCCGCTGCCGCACCTGCTCGCTGAAGACCTCGAGCCGCCGGCACATGTCGTGGTGGACCCACCCCGGCTCATACGACGGGTGGGTCATCTTGGTGAAGTGGATGAGCCGCCGGCGCGCCAGCACGCGGTCGGCCAGCAGCTTCTTGGCCGACGCCGACTTGGACAGCTCCTTGACCTGCTCGTCACTCATCGCCCGCCTCGATCACGGCAGCGTCGACGGCGTCCTCGCTCGCCAGGCGCAGCAGCTCCTCGTCGGACATGGCCGTCATCTTCTGCAGCATGACCTGGCCGTTGACCGACACCTCGATCTGGGTCTTCGTGGGCTCGTAGTGGCCACACAGCCGCCCGATCTCCTTCCACCCCGCCACCATGACCGCCGGGTCAGCCTTGAGCTTGGCCGCCTCGATGGCCTCGAGCATGCCATCCACCACCCGCTTCTTGGACACGCGCGACGCCGCCGCGTACTCCTCCCGCCGCAGCTCGACCGCCCGGCGCACCGCCGCGCCCTTCATCACCATCGTGCCGTTGGAAAACCCCGCCTTGCGGGCGGCGCCCGACAGGCTCATGCCGTCGTCGACGTAGTACCGCACGAACGCCTCCTGCTGGGCGGTCAGCGGCTTGGTCGGCAGCATCTCGTCGAACAGGATCAAGTTCTCAGTCTTCTCCGCCGCCTGCGCCACCTCCTCCTTGAGGCTCGTGAGCAGCGACACACCTTTGCGAGCCATGGTGGCCCCTCCTAAAAGTCCCTAAGTCTACCACCGCAATCGTCATGGTGCCTACGAGCCGATGGCGAGCAGCGGCGCCCGAGAGGAGGCTTCGTGACGATCTAAACGACCCCGATGAGAGAGGGGGCCCTGGCCATCTGCAGCGAAGTCGACGCGATCTTCTTCGTACTCGGTACTAAGTTCAGAGTTCTCAGAGGAGAGCGCCTGGCCTCAGCAGGGGTCTGTGCCATGACAGGGGTGGTGGAGTGCCAAGGGCTGTGCTCGGCACCGCCGAGGTGCATGTGGGTGGTGAGGCCCTGATGGACCTGGCCGCTCGCGGCGGCATGACAGGCTGCGCCAGGGGCGCACGCCCCCGAGGGGTAACACACGCTTCGTTTCCAAAATTTGCAGAATTTTTCCGGACAGACGGTACTGTCACGAGGCCGGGGGGCGGTTCGGATTGATCTGGCTGATCTTCGTACCTTGTACTCGGTACGAGGTACTTGGAAGAGACCGATGCCGGGCGGCGGCCAGACTGGCGCCGGCACGCTGTCGGGCCTGGCCCGTCAGGGCGGCTCCACTAAGGAACACTCAGTGCGGGTCCATTTCGTCCGTTTCGAGCCGGCGCGATCCGGGGGCTCCCCGACTTCAAAATCCCCACCCCCCACTTCGGTTTCGCTTCGCTCAACCTCGTAGTACCCAGTACTTCGTACTGGGTACTCAGAAAGAAGGCTCGCTGCGCTCGCATTATCCTCGCCGCTTGCGCGGCTCGGAGGCTAAGTACTCAGTGCTGCGCACTGAGTACTGAGGACTTAGACTCGTCAGCAGAGTTCTGAGTTCTGGGTGCTTCGCACCCTTATTATTCGCTCGCTACGCTCGCCTTAATAATGCTCGCGCAAGCGCTCGCCTCTTTTCTTGTGTGTTCATCACCACACTCCGTAGGAGAAAACCATGGCTACCAAAACCGTGAAGCAGTTTGCCAACTGGATCGGCGTGATCGATTCAGAAATCAATGATCTGAAACGCGCTCCCCTGGGGAGCGCGGAACGTGCGTTGAACGCACGTCTCTACAAGTTCGTCATGTGGTTGCTTGAGCAAGCTGACAAGCGCGCCGCGCTTGACATGAACATCGACGACTTCATGGCGCAGTGCTCCGTGGCCGTGCGCGACGCCGCTCTCGCGCTCGTGCGCGAGGCAAAAGCAGAGCTGAAAGCGCTCCGCGCTGCTGCGGCGAAGCCGGTCGCGGCCAAGGCCGCTCCGGCCAAGAAGGCTGTGCGCAAGCGCAAAGCCAAGGCTGAGCGCACCGACCTGATGTCGGCCGAGGACTACGCCGAGATGCTGCAGAAGCTCGACCCGTTCGAGGCCGCTCGCATCCAAGCTGAAGAATGATCCCTTCGCGGGCCCGGCATGCCGGGCCCTCTTTCTCTCACTTGTCCCTCACTCAACTGGAGCAACACCATGGACTCGAACAATCCCGTCTTCGTTCTGCTGACCGAGAAAGCCACTGACACTGAAACCCTTGGGCCGATCAGCAGCGCCCTCGCCGTTGGCGCGCTCATGCTGGGCGGCTACCTCTTCGGCAAGGCTGCTGAAGAGCCTGTGCGCGACGCACTGGCAGAGCTGCGGGCGCTGCGCGAAGCGCGCAAAGCTGAAGCCGCGCGGCACCTCACCGAGGCTGACGCACGCCGCGACTCTGCCGACTCGGCGGCTCTCTGAGGAGGTGCGACATGGTCACGACCCGCACCTTCGCTCAGCGCTGCACGAAGCTAGCACTGGACATCGAGCGCAACGCCCTCGAGCTGGGCGACGAAGTGCCGATGGACATGACTCGCGCCCTGCGACTCATGGCCTCGAGCATCGTCGTACGCGCCAAACAGCTGCAGTGTCTTGACGCAGACCTGCAAGAATTCATGCGGCTCTGCCCGGCCGATCTGCAGGCTCGCATCACGGGCACCTACGCTGACGCGCGTGAGCTGCGCAGCGAACAGGGCTACGAAATCGAGCAACTGCAACTCTGCTACGCGCTGTAACCCCAATGGGCCCGGCATGCCGGGCCCTCTCTTCCTCTACTGAACTGGAGCACTGACATGGAAATCATCAACTACGCCATCGCTGCACTGATCGCTGTCTTCGTCATCGGGTTTCTGCGTCGCCTGATGACGGCCAAACCCACGCCTCGCATCCCGAAGGCACGCCCGCACGTGGAAGAGCGCGCAGGGCAACGTCGCGCTGCCGAACAAGCCTGGCGCGACGCGCTGTGAACACACTCAACTCACTGAACAGGAGCATCACCATGAAAGCACTGCACCTCCCCGCCTTCGAGCGCCAAGCCAAGGTCTTGGGCCGTCTGCGTGTCGAACACCTGCGCTCTGTCCTGCGCGGCTTCGAGGCGCTGTCCTCCGGGCCGATAACTGAAGAGTGCTGCCGGCTTCTGCGCGAGCTGGACAATGCGATGTACGACACACCTGCAGTTCGCGCCCTTGAGTCGCGTCGCCTCGTGCTGAGCGAAGATCTCTGCCGCGCAATGCGCGCTGTGCAGCGCATCGGTTGCTGAAACCGAATAATGCCCCGGATTAATAATTCGGGGCATTTGATTAATAATTCACCGAACTGGAGCATCACAATGAATAATCGGACTCTCTCCAAGAGCAGCCACTTCGTCGACAATCTCGTCATCGACTTCGTGCTGGAGCAACGCACTTTGCCCTGTAATTACAGGCCTATTCTGGAACGGCTCGTGATGCAGGGCAAACTCGAGGAGCGTGAGGCAGCTCGCAGCATTGGCCTGCCCCGCTTCTGGGTTGGCAAACGCTGAGCGGAGGCTGACATGAACGACACCCTGCTCGAGACCGGCTACGAACAGTGGCAACTGGACAATCTCTGCAGCGACTGCACCGAGTCGCCCGAGGACATCCTGATCCGGCTGGAGACAGCCTTGCTGGACGGCAGCATGACCGAGGATGAGGTCCGCTGCTACCTCCAGGACCTGATGAGCTGACGCATCGAGCCCCTTCGCCAGAGGGGGCTCCGTGAGGCAGCTCGCCTCAACACCAAACCTCAATACATAGGAGTTTCACCATGATCTCGAACGCCGTCTCCTTCGCCCTGTCCCTGAACGACTCCACCACCCAGATCGCTGTGCTGAAAGGTCTGGCCAACACCGTCCTCTTCCGCGGTGTGAACGCCGAGCGCGGCGCGCTGGCTCTGGAGCGTCGCCTGGAGCGTACCGCCGGCGGCACGCTGGATCAGCGCAACCACCTCGACGAGACCTCCCGCTCGGACGAGGATCTGGACAACGACAGCGATGCCACTCGCGCACGCGAGGCGCACCGCCGGGCTGAGCAGTTCTTCGACCTGCACAAGGCCCTGGCCGGCATGACGCTGCTGAACGGCCTGTCGAGCTTCGATCGTGCCGACACGATCGACAGCACGCTGGCCCGCATGCAGAAGAACAGCCTGAAGGTCGATGAATCGGCCCTGGCGATGATCGCTGAAGCGCTGTCCGTGCCGCTGGAACTGGTGATGGAGCACCGCACCAAGCAGCTGATGAGTGAGGCCGAGCAGCTGAAGGCTGACGCCCCCTCGATCAAGGCCGCCTACGAGGCTGCCCCTGACAAGAGCGACGCGGAGGACGTGTTCGAGGACTTCGACACGCTCACCAAGTACTCCACCTGGGTGGCTACCTACGCCAGCGTGAAACGCCAGGCTGACTACGCGGCCGAGCGCTCCATGCGGTTCGTCAACCTGAACGCTCTGGCTGACGCCAAGCTGCTGAAGGCCACGGCTGGGGAGCTGTTCGAGGCTGCCAAGGCCTTCGAAGAAGCTCACTTCGAGGAGCTGATGGCAGCGCGCGACGAAGGTCGCAGCTTCCGCACACTCGACGACGCTCGCCGCGGTCGCTGATGAGCAGGGTGGGGCCCCTCTGGGGGCTCCGCCCTGTTTTTCTGACCTTGGGAGGCACGTGGGCATCCCTTCTCTTGAAGTCGCTGGAGCCTTGAATGCCCTTGAGAGCCTCTAAAAGGCCCTAGGAGCGTTTCTGAGCCCTGGATAAGGGAATCACCCTAGCTCGACCCAAAAACGCCGCTATGGACCTTCTGGAGGCTCCTGGAGGCATCCCCACCCAAACAGAGAGGTGCCACGGCTATGCTCGCGTCAGGTTTCATCGTTTTCTTGGGAATCTTTCTCATCTTCCTCAAACTCCCGAGGAAGACAGCCCTGCAATGGCTCGGCAAGCCCCTTGCCTTGGACATCGCCGCCACCGCGCTGACGGCAGCGATGCACTGGGGCACCTTCTCCGGAATGATGGCCGCGGCAGTAGCTGGTCTGCTCTGCAGCGCCTTCTCAGGCATGGCTCGGTTCGCTTTCGGCTGGATCGAGTCAGGCACCTACCACCCCGGTCGGATCTTCGACCTCACACGCAGTCTATAAAGGAAAACACACATGTACTACGACACCCTCAAAGGCAGTGGCCTCAAGGCCGTCCTCCGCTCCACCTGCGGCACCGCCATGGCCAAGTTCATCGGCAACGCCACGGTCGTCCTGGACCAGGGCGAACGTGCTGAACAGGCGCAAGAAGCCCTGGCTGAGCACAAGGCCATGTACACCAAGGCGCATGCTGAGCTGATGAAGCACGTCCCGAGCGAGTTCGACCTGCCGAACACGTTCGAGGAAACGATCGACTTCCTGATCCGCGGCAAAGAGATCAAACAGGCTGACATCGATCGCCTGGTCAATGCTGGCGTCAGCGAAGACGAAGCACGGCGTGTGCTGGGGCAAGGTTCGACCACCAACGCCAGGCTGCAGGGCCTGCGTGGGCAGATCATCGAGCTGTGGGAGACCACTGAGCCTGCTGAAGAGCCTTCTCTGTCGGTCCGCGTCTACTACAACTACGCCGTGCGGGCTGCCCGCGCACTGCTGCAGGCCCGCGAGCGCGTCATCCGGATGATCGGACTGAAGAAGCGTGTCCCGGCGCAGGTGCTGCCTGACATCCTGGCCTCGACCACTGCGCTCATCAACTGGGCGCAGGAGTTTGAGCAAGACGAGGAAGTCCAGCAGTGGATGGAGGAACAGGATGGGCGCGGCTACCCGGTGGAGCGGGTGGCTGACCAGTTCCCGAGCTGATCCCTGAATGAGGGCGGCGTGAAAACGCGCCGCCCTCTCGCGCAGACCTAGCAAACGCAGTTTGTAGCACTTGTTACGCTGTGCGAACTTCAGCTTTTAGAAAAACCGGTTTTTTTCTGAAACCAGCACTGTGAATTTCTGTAAAACGATATGCTTTGCTAGATAAAAAAACAATTTCTCTCTCTCGATCCTCAATACCTCTTCTCTCTACTACAACTACTACATACCATACATATATATAAGAGCTTTTAATAGGAAGTAATCAAATCAAGGACTTAGAGAGGGTCGAATCTAGCAAAAGTATGTAGCACTGTAGCAGATCGGCCTGCTACAATCTAAATTTGCATAGAACTCACCTCAACACCCCTACTGCGAGTAGGGCCAAACCCTGGACGTAGTCATTCGCTATACATTGCATAGATTTGTTGCACTTAATTTCGCGAATGTAAGCTTTGTAGCAGACTGTAGCACTTCTACTGCTACACACCTTTGCTAGAAAAACACCCCCTCAACCCACGGAGAAACCATATGGATTACACCCAAGGAGAGCAAGCAATGGCCTGGGCCAGCTTGCGGTCCATGCTCGGACGCCGCACCGCCGTTGGTAGTGCCCGTCACCTCAAACTGATCCGTCTCACCCCTGGCAAGCAATACGCCCTGGAGTGGCGGATCGAAGCAGCGCATCGTGTCCAGGCAGGCAGGCAACTCCTGTCACAAGGCGCAGTATCCCGCCTGGCCGACCACCTGCCTGACGATCGCACTGGCTTGGCGGAAGGCCTGATCTACCGAACCTTCCGTTATCCGGACCGCCAGATCAAGCGGGCGAAAGAGGAACGGATCGAAGTGGACATCGTGCCTATTCTCTGGCACTTGCCAGCCCACTTGACCAACGTGCTCGCGGCTGAAATCCTCGCCAACCCCGGCTTTGACGAGGTCGAGCTGGAGCGTTGGCTGGACAAGTACCAGATCGATCGGACGCAACCGCTGCCCGACCTGAAACACATGACCCGCGCGCAAGCTAAAGTCTGATAATCCCTCGGATTATTAATTGGATTAATAATTCGATTAATAATTCGAGGCCCCATGCAATTCTTAGCACTCAGTACTTAGTGCAAAGTTCAAAGTACCGGGCGTTCGCCCGCACCCACGCCTGACATCCCCACGAGGCCCCGCCATGACCATTGAAGACCTGATCGGGAATTTGATCTATGCGCGTAGCGGCTGGGGGGATTGGGCCAAGGGGGCGCGCGTGGTCGAGGTGATGGAGGCGGCGCAGCTGAGCCTCGCCGAGAGCCCCAGGTACACCTCCCAGCTGTGGCGGCAGCTCGTCAAGGACCAGCGCACGTGGCTGACCGCGAGCTTGATCGAGGTCATCGACGGTGAGTACCAGAGGGACTTGTGGGGATGGTTCAAAGGCCTGGACTTGATGCGTGCAACCCACGAACCTAGAACCTAGTACTGAGTACGGAGTAAACGATGAACACCCCCGACACACCCAAGACCATGCCCACTGAGACGCCCACGCCACAAGAGGCGAGGAGCGTTGAGGCCTTGCGAACGGTCGTGACGACGCTGGCGCAAGCGCTCACGGCCTCGGCCGGTGCCGGCCCTGCCTCCACCATGGCGTACCGCGTGGAGCGACGGCGCCTCATCGACGCAGCGGTCAGCATGCTGCAGGTGCTGAGGGGGCAGGCGTGAGCGAGCCCTCACCACTGACCACACTCGCGCTCGACGTGCTCATGGCGCGCGGGGTGCAGCCCCACGTCGTGAGCGACATGTGGATGACGCGCGAGGTGCCGGCGTGGCTGACCGACCCCGTGATGATCGGCGCACTGGCGCGCCTGACACCGCGTGCGGGTAGCTCCGAGGGGCAGCTGCGGGCGAGAGCCCGGGCGCTCTTAAGAACGCGGGGTGATCGCGGCTGGGGCGGCTTCATCGAGGTGATGATGAACCCCAGCAGGGCGCCAGATAGCAGCTACTGGCTGAGGAGGCTGCGCAACGAGTGGCCACCGGCGTTGCTGCGCTGGCCCGAGGAGCGCGTCAAGGCCTTGACGTTTCTGATGCGCGAGCAGCCCGAGCTGGGGCCGTCCAACGCTGTGGCGCTCTTCGAGATCGTCGAGACCAACGAGGAGCTGACGCTCGCCCGCTGGCTGACCGGTCGCACCTGGGCCAAGGGCACACGCATGATTGAGGTGATGGAGGCCGCGCACCTGACCTACAAGGGCAGTCCGCGCCACACCTCAGAGCTGTGGCACATGCTGCGCAAGGACAAGCGGGTCTGGCTGACCCGGGATGACCTCACCGCGATCGACAAGGACTATGCGCGAGACGCACTGGCCTGGTTCACCGCGCTCGATCGCCTACGGAGATACCGAACATGAACACTGCACTGGAAGCCATTATCGAGGGACTGCAAGCCGTGCTGGCCGGTGAACGCACCCCGGAGCAGGCGGCGCTCGTCATGAAGAACGCGGCCATGCTGCTTGCAGATCTAAGCACTCAGCACTGAGTACGAGGTACGACGAGATGAGCGAGCTGACCAAGAGCTGGCTGACCGCCAAGCGCGGCACCGCCTGACTCAGGCGCATGTGGACTATTTGGTGAAACGGAGGATGGGGGAATGGTGGAAATCGCTGCGGATGCTGCGCATGTACGGGACGGTACGAGCGGACTGATCCCCAAGGACTGGCTGGGCGTCCTCCCGAGCCATGCCCGGCGGGATGAGGTGCGCACCTTCACCGCCATCGGCGGCTACTACGAGGCCATCGGTGCGTTCGGTTACCTCGACGACGACCCTGACAACCGCGACGCGGTGGTCGGCGAGCTCGCCATACGCCTGGGCGTGAAGCCCTGGGAGATGGGGCACTTCCGGCACCGGTACACCAACGGCGTCGAGACACCTGACCTGATTGACCTGCGGACGCTCGCCCGGCTGGGCGCCGTCTGCAATGAAGCGGAGCTGCTGTCATGGTTTCTGACGAAAGATGGGGTCGGTGGCGGCGTTGGATGAGCCCGCGCATCGCGGCGGACGACGCCATGGCGAAGACCTTCATCGCCACGTTCCGCATCAACGGACCCGTGCGCGACCTCATCCATCCTGACCCCCGGTCAGTGATGCTCGGTGAGATCATCCTCGAGATGCCTGAGATCGACGAGTTCAACCTCAACGCGATCCGGCGGGACATTCTCCACGCTCTGCCGGATGAGCGCCTCGACGAGCTCCACGCTCTGGTGAAGCTCGGTGCGTTCTCCAATCTTGACAGGATGCTTCTATGGATCTCAGCTTCCGTCATGAAAACCTCCTGAACGCGGCCTCCCGCGTTCGCTGCGGGGCCACGGCCCGCACCGTGCTGACCGGCTGGCAACCAACCTTCCCGTCCTTCTGGCACTACCTCGGTGCCATGCTGCGTGTACCAATGCTCAGCAGCAAGTACGATCCCATCAACTTCCTGGATGAGGTCATCAAGATCTGGAGGAGCTATGGCGACCGCGGCTGGGCCGATCTGGCCCAGTACGCCTTCGAGCGTAGCGACGATGGGGTCTACTTCGCCATGCAGGCGTGGCTGCTCCACAACCGCGCAGCCTGGCCAAGCACCATCCTGCAGTGGCCCGAGCGGACCATCAGGGACGCCATCGCCATGCACAAGGTGCTCGGCCTTCCTCACACCATCCATGACTGCCTTCACGCCGTCTGGCCGCTCTTGCGCAAGGACGAGAAGGAGGTGGCTGTCATGTTGGGTGGTGATCCCTCACAGTCCATGTACTCGGTACTGAGTACCTGGGGTCAGTTCCCCCACACGTTGCCGCCCTCGACGGCGGGCAATCTGTGGAAGGAGTTCATGACTGCCTACCGGCGCAAGCGCCGGCCTCTCACCCACAACCCGGTGTCCTTGATCGGCAAGGACCCCTACATCGTCGCATTGCGGCTGGAGCGCGGGGAGTTCTGACATGACTGAGATGGAGCTGCTGCACGACCTGCTCTACTACCGCGTGAAGGACTACGAGGTCCGGAAGCGACGGGATCCGGGGAACTTCGTCGTGCCGCACGGCCGTACAACCATGGAGTTCCTGGGCGCCATCGCCCGGGTGGCCCGACGCAAGCAGACCATCCACGATGTCTACGACCAGGCGGAGTTCGTCCTGCGCTGCTACGGCGACCGCGGCTGGTCGCGATTCGTCGTGGATCCCGAGTTCGGGGCGTTCTTCCAGACCCAGTTCTACTGGCCCCAATACCTCTCTGAGTGGGCTGAGCAGGACATCGTCGACACCATCGCGCTCGCCAAGCTCGAGGGCATGACGGCGGAGCCGCATGCCTACTTCCGCATGACTGACAAGGCGTTCAACGATGCCGAGCGCCGTCTGCTGGGGTGGCTGGGCGCGAACGAGAAGTCGATGAAGCTCTACGCGCTGGCCAACTGGTGGCGCGGCAACCGGGTGCCGTTCAACCCCCAGGGCACGAGCCACTTCCTGTACGCATGGAACACGCTCATGGGCTTCCCTGAGAAGACGGACCCAGACGTGTTCAGGACGATCAGTCACCTCGACATCGAGGGGCTGCAGGACTATCGCATGTCGCTCATCAATGGCAGCCGGAGGACTCTGGCTGGCAATTAGGAGAAACCCCAATGGCTGTGACCCAGGAGATGCTCGAGAAGCTGCTGACCTGCGTGCGCGAGCCTGAGCGGACGCTGGTGTGCAAAGAGTTCAAGAGCTACGCGCAGGGGTGGACGGGCATCATCCTGGCATGGTCGATGTCTGACTACCCCATCGAGTACCAGCACTTCCGCCGGCTCTGCAGCTCGAACTTCTTCGAGCGGCGCAAGAGCGACGAGGACTTCTGCGAGATCCTCGCCCGCGCCATGGCGCTCGATGCCAACTTTACCTCCATCAGCAACTTGGCCAAGTCCGGCGCTGGCCTCAATGACGACCGCGTCCGGTACACCCTCGGCCTGCTCAAATTACAGGCATTCCCCACACGCTCGCACCTGAAGCGCTTCATGGAGAAGGAGCATGAACATCAGCTTGCTGAAGCGCGCGCTCTACTACATGACGCGCGAGTCCCAGCAGCACGCCTTGAAGATGGCGGGCGCGCTGACTGAGGGCGAGCAGATCTGTATCGGGCTGAAGGCGATGCTCAGCCTGTCGCCCGTCGGCATCTGTACGCTGCGGACATGGATCGCCGATGGCACCTCAGTGTCCTGGGGATACGAGAGCCTGTACCAGCAGTTCCGCGACGATCCGATCTTCGAGTTGGCGGATTTTTTCGGGTGGATTGTGAGGAAGGGCGTCGACCCTGATGATTTCGCTCGCAGCTGCCGGCTGCTCGACATCAAGGAGTGCAAGTACACCTACCCGTACCTGAAGGACTTGCCGGACAACCCTGTGCTACTATCCCGCTCCCAGGACTGACGAACATGCTCACTCGAAAACAGATGAATCTGCTTCTGCAGCAGGCTATCCACGCCCAGGCCTACCAGTTCTGGATCCAGGCCAAGGAGGAAGGGGCGACGTGGCAGGAGATGCGCGTGGCCAGCCTCGTGGTGGCGTGCTTCAAGACGCCAGTGAGCATCTTCACCTCTGGTTTTCGGGACATCGTCGATCGAGTCACAAAAGGGCCGACACCCCGGGACACCCGGCTCATGCCTACGCTCGAGCTGCTCTGGGACTCCCTCGCGGGCGGCAAGGTGGCTGTCCATCGCTCGCGGCAAGCCGTGCGCATCATGATGGACCAGCCGCCGAGTCTGCACGAGGACATGTGCAAGCTGGCAAAGCTGGCAAACCTCAACATCGTTCAGGTGGCAGACAAATGCTCCGACTTCGCATTAACACAGCTCTCATCCGCCAGCTCCGACTTGAAACAGGTCTGTCGAGGGTCAAGGCAGTCGAGCAATCAGGTATCCGTTACGAGACCCTGAAGAAGCTCGAGGAGGAGCGCGAGTACCAAGCTACGCTCAACACCCTCACCCGCATCGCCAACTTCTACAAGGTCGAGCCAATCGACCTTCTGATCCAACACGAGGACTGACATGCACATCTGGACCGTCGCTGCCTCTGACGGCACGCCCTTCGCCAAGAAGTACTGGCTCTCCCCGACGGGCAGCCTGAAGAACGAGCAGTACCCGCACGTGCTCCAGATGAGCAGCCAGAAGCACACCGTCAACACCTTGGCGGACCTGCATGGTCTGGTCATGTCCGTCGCCACTCAGGGCGCCGCCCTGGTCAAAGGTGAGCTGCTGCGCGATCTCGTGGACGAGAAACGCGCCGGCGCCACCTCCCCTTCCACCCTCACGCAGTGGGTCTGTCTGGACTTCGACGGGTTCCTCGTCCAGGGCCAGACCCCCACCGTCGACCAGGCGCTGCAGCTGCTGGGTCTGGGCGATGTCTCCTACGTCCTCCAGTACAGCTCGAGCGCCAGCCTGCCGCAGTGCCCCGGCCTGCGCTGTCACGTGTTCATGCTGCTGGAGGGAGCCATCACCCCGTCGCAGCTGAAGGTCTGGCTCGAGCACTGCAACTACTCGGTGCCAGAACTGGCCAACGATCTGGAGCTGGCCGGCAGCCGTGTGGCTCTGCGCTACCCGCTGGACATCACCACCTGCCAGAACGACAAGCTCCTCTACGTGGCGCCGCCGGTCCTGACCTCCGGCCTGACCGATCCGTACCCGGGCGCGGCCCGCGTGCAGCTGGTCACCCGCCCGCTGGACTGCATCCCGCTCTCCCGCGTGCTGGCTGACGCACAGCTGGTCATGGAGACCCGGCGCAAGACGATCGACGAGCTGCGCAAGAAGCTGGGCCTCGGCAAGGTGAAGGGGACCATCCAGTATCTGCCCTCCGGGGACGAGATGCTGACCGGCATCCCCGCGGGTACCATGACCATCACCGGGCTGAAGTCCGAGCGTGGCTTCACCTACATGAACCTGAACGGCGGCGACAGCTGGGGGTACTTCCACCCGGACGACGACTTCAAGTTCCTCTACAACTTCAAGGGTGAGCCGGTCTACTCCATCAAGGACGCGCTGCCCTCCTACTACGCCGAGAAGCAGGCGCAGCTGGAGCAGGCCTCGATCGAGATGGGCGAGCCCGTTCCCTTCGTGGTCGCTGATGGCGCCGGCAAGTATGTCTACGGCCGCTACCACCCGGACATCGGCGTGGTCGGCCAGTGGAACACCGCCACGTCGCTCCGGATGGTTGAGGACTACTTCACCGCTCTGGAGGTGGATCCGCCCGAGGTCATCCGGACTTGCCGGCCGGTCTACGACCCGACCACCCACTCAGTCATCGACTACGAGGCCGAGACGCTGAACAAGTTCGTGCCCTCACCTTTCATGAAGATGACGGGCACGGAGACGCGGACTCATCAGGAAGGAGCCCAGTACCTAGTACAGAGTACCTCGTTGCAGTGGATCGGACGGCTGATCAAGCACGCCATGTCGGACGACCAGACCGCCATCGAGTACTTCCTGAACTGGGTGGCGCACATCTTCAAGAACCGGACCAAGGCGGGCACCGCCTGGATCTTGACGGGTGTGCAGGGCTCCGGAAAGACCGTGCTCTTCGAGCAGGTGCTGAAACCCCTGCTCGGTGAGCAGAACGCGCTGCTCCTGTCGCTCGAGACGTTGGCCGAGAAGTTCAACTCCTACCAGTCGGAGAGCCTGCTGGTGGTGGTGGATGAGGTGAACGTGCGCGAGCACAAGGGCAGGGACCAGCTGAACAACAAGCTGAAGATGCTCGTGACGGGCGACACCGCACCCGTGCGCTCCATGCGCAAGGAGGCGGTGCAGTCCCGCAGCTGGAACAGCTTCATCCTCATCTCCAACTCGAAGTACCCGATCGATGTCGAGCAGGGTGACCGGCGCTACAACATGCCGGCCTACCAGGCGAACAAGCTGGATCCCAGCTGGGTCGACACGAAGGCCATCGCAGCGGAGCTGCAGGCCTTCGCCAACCTGCTCATCTCGATCAAGGTGGATGAGGATCGGGTCCGCTTCCCGATGGCGTCGGCGCAGAAGGCAAGCGCGCAGCAGGTCAGTCTGACTGACCGCGAGCGTGTGGCCGATGTGCTGAAGTCGGGCGACCTGATGCCGCTGGCCAAGCTCATGCCCAACGCCGACGAGTCGCTGGACATGTTCGACCTGCAGCGGCTGAAGCTGGCGGCGCACATCTTCAAGCGGGTCTGTCTCGACGAGATCTCGCCGGACAAGATCAGCACCAACGAGATCAGGGTCCTGTACGAGTACCTGCTCGGTAAGCAGATGGCCAGCGAGTTCAAGCGCGTGGCCTGGCTCGACGAGATGGGCCTGGAGGTCAAGAACGTGCGCATCGGCGACAAGGTGGTGCGCGGCTTGACGATCCCTTCCAAAACCCTGACTCCTGAGCAGAAGGATGAGGTCAGGGATCTGATCAAGGACTTCCTGTGAAGCAACTTCTCATCTCCTGCGCAGCCGAGTTGATTCGGCTGCGAACCACCAATCATCAACTGTTGGAGGCGATCAGTGTCGCGCTTCAAGACCAGCACGTCGCGGTACCCGAAGTTCCAGTGGCGGACCAGCCCGCACATCGTGATGAAGTACATCAAGGCGTTGCGTTTCTCATCGATCCTCGATGAGCACGTGCTGGGCATCAACCCGGCTCTGCTGATCCACCGCGAGGTGTTCGCTGATGAGCTGGAGCGACAGCATCGCCACAACACGAAAGGCAACGAGCTGACGGTGGCTGTCTACACCGACGGCGTTGACGCTCCGCAAGGAGCACCCCACCCCGGCGTCACCATTCGACGCCAAGTCCACGAGGAAATCTCCCATGAGTGAAACCAACACCTCCACCGCCGCCTTCCTGAAGCAGGAATACGAGCGCAAACCGGTCGACGAGCTGCTGCAGATCTTCTACCGCGCCAACGAAGTCGCCAACGACGACGTGTTCGAGCTGGTGCAGGACATCCTGCTGGAGCGCGGCGGCAAGGCTGTGAAGGCCAAGGTCGCCACGCAGTTCCTGACCGACCTCGTGAACGAGGTCACCTCCTCGATGTCGGAAGAGTGATCATGGCAGCCGCTTCAATCAACTTGCAGCGGCTGCTCCAGGAGGCCTTCGAGGCCTCCTCCATCGAGCAGTTGCTGCGCGACCTGGCCGTTGCCGAAGGCAACATCGACCCTACCGAGTTCGTCATCAATGAGCTGCTGCGACGCGGAAACCAGCTGCTGTACGAAGAGCAGCGCGGGAAGTTCTGGAACAAGTCCCTCGACGACATCCGAGAGGCCCGAAATACCGCTGTATCTCCGGCACAGTGGCGGGCACTGCAGCGTGTTCTCGAGGAGCGAGAGCGGGGCGAGCTGGGTCAGGCTGATCGAGGACCTGACGCACGTCCTGCTGATGCTGGCCGCGGCCGGCCTGAGTGTCCTGTTCATGACGAGGATTGCTGAATGGCTATCGTGAAAGTGAAATCGGGGCTGGTCACGCTGCCCCGCCAGTCGTCAGACGGTGCCGCCGGCTACGACATCTTCGCCGCAAGCGAAGCGGTGATCCCGCCGCGCGGGGCCGGCGTCGTGCGGACTGGCCTGCATGTGCAGATCCCGCCGTACACGGTGCTGCTGGTCTACAGCCGCAGCGGCCATGGTTTCAACCATGGCGTGCGTCTGTCGAACTGCACCGGGGTGATCGACTCCGACTACCGCGGCGAGATCCTGGTGAAGCTGCAGAACGACTCGGACAAGGAGTTCCGGGTGGAGACCGGTGACAAGGTGGCCCAGGCCGTCCTGATGCCGTTCTTCCGCATGGACTTCGAGACCGTGGATGAACTGGACGAGACCGACCGGGGAACCGGCGGGTTCGGGAGCACTGGAAAATGAAGGTGACGGACTGGGTATGGGTAGCGATCGCCGCCGGCGTGATGCTGCTGGGAACGCAAGGGGCGTTCGCTCATGGCTGCGAAGGCGACTTCGCATGCGCACAGAACCCGCAGCATCAGTGGCAGCAAGAGCAACAGCAGCAGACTCAAGGGCAGGCGGCGACTGGCGGGGCAGCTTCGGTGACGAACGCATCGCGCAGCTGGTCCGTGAGGCCTGTGCAGCCGGTTGTGCCGCCAGCGATCACGCCGAGCGCCACCGTGAGCCGCTATGCGGACACGGAGTGTCAGCCGAGGATGAAGATCGTTCGCCGGAGCGTGAATGGTCTGAATAACCGGCCGATGGGCGCGCAGGAGTTCGAGGCAGGCACGGACATGTACGTCGTCTCTGACGAGGAGATGCCGTACAAGCGCGTCGAGCTGGCACCCGGCCTGGTCCGCTTCTTCGGCCACCGGATGACCGAGACCACAGCCGTGACCACTGTGTCTACCGGCTGGGGCTTCGGGATCGGCGGCAACGGGAGTAACGGAGCCGGCGGCAGCATCGGTGCCGGCGCCAGTGGTGGGCTGCAACGCCTGATCACCACGATCCGGCTGATGGACTGCGTCGCGTATGAGCTGGACACGCGCACGCCGCCCAAGCCGGAAGTGGTGGAGAAGGTCAAATGGCGCACCCGGACGGTTGAGAAGGTCGTCCCGGTGATCCCCTGCATGACGTGCATGGAGAAGAAATGAACCAACGAGCAATCGACCAAATGGTCGCCGACCAAATGCGGGCGGCGAACCTGGCCTCGGCGGTGTACTGCACCTCCTCGCGCCGCAAGATCCACGAGGCTGCACAGGACAAGGTGATCGCGGATCTGCGACGTCGCATCTCGGCCCTCGAGGATCACCTGAGCAAGATCGGCGAAGTGCTGATCGACATTGACGCCAACTTGGACGTGATCATCAATGGCAAACCGTAAGCTGCTGGACAAGCTGTACAAGTCCCTCGAAGAAGTCCCTGACGACGCCGATGTCACCGCGGTGATCGGCCTGATTGCCTACAAGGGCGAGCAGGATGATCAGCTGCCCACGGTACAGGCCTACGGCGGCCGCGCGCACGATCTCGCGTGCGTGGTCGCTGACCTGATCACCTCGCTGAGCATCGAGCTGCCTGAGTTCAATCAGCAGCTGGCTCATTACCTCGAGCAGCATGCCGAGGCCGCTCAGGCCGAGATCGCCAACTCTCACACGCTTCACTGATGAAACCACGCAAGTACGGGGTCTCTGACGCACTGCAGTGCCGCCCCACTCACTGGTGTGCAAGCTGGGTCGAAGCCCTGTGCTTGCGTGTCTCTCTGAATCAAGCAGCATCCACGTTCCGGTACTTCATCGTCCCCGGACCGGACCTCAAATCACTCAATAGGAAGGCATGACCATGCGTCCCCAACAAGCCGCGAAAGCCCTGGAACTCCTCATCAACGCCAAACAACCCGTCATGCTGCATGGCAGCCCGGGTGTCGGCAAATCCCAGATCGTGAAGCAGGTGGCCAAGAAGCTGGGCCTGGAGCTGATCGACCTGCGCCTCTCGCAGCTGGACAGCGCTGACCTGCGCGGCATCCCCCTGGTGACCGGCACGGCTGCCTCCAAGAACCGCAAGACAGACTGGGCTACGCCCAAGTTCCTGCCCACCGAAGGCAAGGGCATCCTGTTTCTCGACGAGATCAACTCCGCGGCGCAGGCCACGCAGGCTGCCGCCTACCAGCTGGTGCTGGACCGCAAGCTGGGCGACTACGAGCTGCCGGAAGGCTGGGTGGTGGTCGCCGCCGGCAACCGGATGCAGGACCGCGCGATCGTGAACCAGATGTCGAGCGCGCTGAAGAACCGCTTCAGCCACATCGACTTCGAGGTCCACTTCGAGGACTGGATCGACTGGGCCTTCGGTGCCAACATTGATGACACGATCATCGCCTTCCTGCGCTTCCGCAAGAACTTCCTGAACGAGTCCGAGTCCCACTCGGGCACCACGAAGGAAGAGAAGCAGCGCCTGCAGAACCTGAAGGACGCCAAGGCCTTCGCCACGCCGCGCAGCTGGGAGTTCTTCGACCGCATCCTGAAGCAGGAGCCGGACGAGGAGCTGCTGCCGATGCTGGCCGCCGGCACGGTGGGCGACGCCGCCTCGGTCGAGTACATGGCCTTCAAGAACCTGTACCGTGACCTGCCCACGGCCGAGGAGATCCTCGAGAAACCCGAGGAGACCCGTCTGCCGAAGCAGCCGAGCGCCAACTACGCCGTCACGACCATGCTGGCTCGTCACACGACGGTGAAGAACTGGCAGCAGGCCATGAAGTACATCGAGCGGCTGCCGGGTGAGTACCAGGTGCTGTTCGCCCGCGACATCGTCCGCAACCCGGCCAACAGCAATCTCTGCTTCCAGCCGGAGTTCATGACATGGGTGCGCAAAAGCAAGCTGATCTGACCCCCGAGCAGTACGCGGTGGCCGACTCGCTCTACGATCTCCAGATCGAGCACTGGCGGGACATCTCCCTGGAGGCACGCGAAGCAGCAGCGCGTGCCTGCTACCCCGCTGTGATCGTCGAGCAGATCGAGCAGCTCCCTGCGGAGCTGCGCGAGAACATGACGGGGTCCGTCATGATAGGCGGCGAGGCGCCGCGCTACCTGCGGATCCCCGGCCGGCCGGAGCTGTACGACCACCCTCAGCTCTCCATCTTCCAGACGCCTGACGAGATCCATAAAGCCTTGGCCGTCTGCAACGACTACATCAGGGCTGGCAACCATTACCGCATCCACCGCGATTTGGAGCACGTATGGAAGATCTTAAGCAGTTCGGCTTGCAGGTCTCTGCGCGATCGCCTGGAGCAGAGGATTTCCTCCGACGATTCATCGCCCTTGTAGTAGAGCGTTGGCTCTGGGATCTGGACAACGTCACCCAGCTCTGCGTTGCAACCCTCCCCCCGGAGAGGGGGTCGGCTTTGGCGAAATTTATCTGGCATGCTGCGGAGAAGGACATACGCTTCGCTTCCTGCCACCAGACAACAAGCCTCGGCCCCCTCAATTTTTTCTGGTGTTTGCCTACCTACGTGCCGCCGAGCACTTTGCCCGGCACAGTTGACTACAACCGCCTACCCAAGGATCTGCGCACCCGGATCGAATCGGTGTTGCACCTCGTTTCGGATCTGCCGATCCCCATTGAGAGCCGGGGGATCTTCACCAGCACACGCTTTGACAACCCTTGGGACAAAGACCTGCCGCCCAGCTTCAGTCAATGGCGCGCCCGCCTCAGCTTCATCGGAGATCAGCTATGACCCTGTACGAGTTCATGCGCGAGCTGGAAGTTTCCCCCTGGTTCCAGGAGCGTCTCCAGGCAGGTCTGCTGGCGGCCGTCCATGAGCTGGTGCCGGCCGGGGCCATCGAGGCCTGGCACAACCGCCCGGCGGGCGTCTCTGAGCATCGGCCCCGCCGCATCGAGCTGCGGTACGGCGGCTACCGGCGGCTGTACACCCAGACGCCAGATCTGCCGATGCTGATGGTGCCGGCAGAGTTCAGTGTCGACTACCTGCCACTGCATCGGTTGAAGAGCGGCGCGGCTCAGACCTTCGTGATGGATGTCCGTGCCTTGGCTCAGCTCGATGCTTGGCAACAGGGTCGGTTGCTCGGCAACCCCTACTGCATTCACTTCGTCCCGGACACGGTGGATGACCTGCTCAACGAGGATGCTTCCAATGACCCCCTACTCGCTCATACGCAAGGCCTCGCAAAGCTCTGGCGTCTTGCCCCGGCCGTCTCAGAACCTAGTACGGAGTACGCAGGAGTCCCTGTTTAGGGAGATTCGGTGGGCCTGTGCTGACACACCGCTCGCAGCTGCAATTCTCGAGCGCAGCCACGCCGTGCCGGAGGAGTACTCCGACTGGCTGCCTGTCTGGTCGAAGATGACGGTCACAGTTGACGGAGCCACCTTCAAGTACGACCAGCCGGGCTGCAGCTTCTACAACGAGATCGGCGAAGAAGATCTGCTCGAGCTGGCTCAGGTGGCCGATGGCTGGAAGGTGTTCCAGGCTGCCGCCAAGATCCGCAAAGGGATCATCTTCACGAACCAGCAGAAGGACCACTTCACCTACGAGCACATCCTTGAGCACTGGGGGTGGATGGCCGAGAGCGACATCCCTTGTATCAAACGAATCCTCAACACGAACAGCAGGACTGAAGCATGAAACTCGCAATCATCAACGGCAAGATCCGCGTCACCCCCGCCTTCGTCATGCACCGCTCGGAGGAGCGCCTGTACGAGATCAAGAAGCTGCGCCACCGCGTCTGCTGCGATCGCGTGCGCGAGGCGATGACCGAGAAGAACCTGATCGGCTGGCCCAAGTACCGCAGCGAGCACGCTGTGATGAAGAAGGATCCTGAGTACCAGTGGCTTGCGCAGATCGGCAAGCAGTCGTTCGACCGCCTGGCTGCGTTGCGAGCGGTGGCCCGCAAGCACTGGCCGAAAAATGACGCCTTCTTGCTGCTCTCCATCGAGGACTACAGCCTGCTGACGGGGCGTTCGCAGTATGGCTACTGAGAAACACGACGCCTGGATGGCGGCGCAGATCCGGGCGTGCGATCGTGTCATGTCCGCGCACCGGGGTGACCCGGAGAGCAAGGAGTACCGCTTTGCCCGGGACACCTACGATCTGCTGATCAGCGCGAGCACTCACCTCTGCGTGGCTACGCTGAACCGTATCTCTGACGGCACTCAGACTGAGCTGAAGGGGTGCGGCAAGTACGAGCCCTTGCTGAACAACCTACGCCTGCTGAGATTGATGCAATGAAACTCGACGACGACCTCATCGACCACTTCCGCGAACAGATCGTGATGTGGCACAACGAAGAGCATCCGGACACGCAGATCCTGCGGAACAACCTGTTCGGGACCGAGGAAGAGTACGTGCCGTGCGACTACTTCGGTCACATCATGGCTCATCCCCGGGAGAAGGCGCCGGGACGGATCGTGTTCCGCGGCAAGCGGCAGTCGTACCTGCGCCGCGCAGCGTTCCTCGCAGATGTGGTCATCACGCTTCAGGCCAACGGGCGTCCGGACTTCAGCTGGATGACCCGCAGGCAGATCGTTTTCTACCACCTCCTGCGGAGACACTATGACTGAACCGGCTCTCTTATCTGAGCTGAACCGCATCGACCGGTGGCTGGCCACGGCTCAGCTGCCGGACGCGAAGCGCATGGCGCTGCAGGCCGCGGTGCGCAACCTGCGCATGCACGGCCCGGCGCTGAAGGACAAGCTGACCTGGTACACCGAGTGGGAGCCGGCCCACCGGGCATACATCAAGACGGACGCCGGCACCACAAGCCTAATGCTGCTGGCGCAGGCCACCATTCTCGAGTACAAGTCCCACTGGAGCAAATAATGCTGCTACTTCCTTCGCAGCTTACCGTCATCCCTTGGCACTACTTAACGGTGCGCGTCATCTCAAAGTGGAATGAGATGTATCCGGATCTGCAGCTCACACCAAACGTGAGTGAGTACAAGGCGTCCGTCATGGAGTTTGTGGCGGTGGGCGTCGGCTACGATGAGTACAACCGGATGGTGGTCTGGGGCCTGCGCGCCGACTACGAGGCAGGCTTTGGGGAAGAGTGCTCGAAGCGGTCGAAGGAAGAGCAATGGATCCAGGCCTCGCAGGTGATTGTCGAAGAGGACTACCCGGCCTTTCAGGCGGCTAAGGGCTTTCTGCAGTTCGCCCGGCATCAGGACGTGCATCGGTGGCTGCAGGACAGGCAGCTGCTCAACCGTAGCAAGTCTGAGGCGGCGGCAGCGCTTCGCAAACTGCTGCCGGATCTCGAATTCCGTGACGCCTTCTTGAGCTTGATGAAATGAAAGTCGAGTCGATCTATGACGCCAGGGCGATCGCCCGGGAGTTCCACGCAATGCGCAACATCACCGAGTGGAACGCGATGTTCCCCCACATGCAGGTCAAGTGGATGGAGAAACGCATCCCTGGCGTGACTCCGCTCGAGTTGAAGGCGCATGGCCCCAAGAGCATTGTCCCTTGGACCTACTTCGTCGCACCGCTTGAAGGCATTCTGATCGATCCGGAAGAGTTCGATCGGGCGTGTCAAAGCGAGGAGTGGAAGCGGGTATCACTGCCGATCGGCGAGGTCGAAGGTGAAGTGATGGGCGTCATGCGCGATCTCGCAATCTGTTGTCGAACTTCGGATCTGGAAATATGGTTCACCAAACCCCTCGCTCTGAAGAGGAGCAAATCACGTTACGCGGCAAAATTGCGGGACTCGTTACCACATGTCAGACATATGGCGAGTTGCCTCTCCCTTCTGCGCTGAACGGCATTGCTTATCAGCTCCTTGAACAGGCCATCAGCGCCGAGTGGGAGCAGTCCGGGCGACCGCCGCTGCGGTTCGGCAGGAGCATTGCGCACCCGATCAGGGTGTGCATCGTGATCCCAGGCCGCGAAGAGCCGGTTGAGATGGTCATGTACCTGGATGAGCCCGCCCAGGGGAACATGCTCTTCGCATCCACCAGGGTTGTCGAGGCCTGGCGCTTCTACCGCAAGGCGCGAGGTCTCTGCACCTTCTGGATGGCCAGCTCGAAGGAGAACAAGCACCGCATCCTCTGCTGGTCCAAGGATCCAAAGCGGCTCTTTCGAGCCAAATCGTACATGGCCCCGCACTTCATCGACGCCTGGTACGCCTACCTCCCGTACATCCCAATCCTCAAACTTATGAAGGCCTGATATGGCAACCACCATCACCCCCGCAACCAAAGCCATGACCTGGATGCTGCTGAACTCGCAGCCCTTCTTCGCCTCGCTGGTCATGCGCATGGAAGTCCGCGAAGCCACCGACAAGGACCCCGAGTGCCCGGTCGCCTACACGGACGGCGCCCGGATCATCTACAACTCCGAGGTCTTCGCTGCCATGCCAGAGCCGGAGCGTGCTGGGGTGCTGGCACACGAGGTGATGCACTGCGCACTGCTGCATCACCTGCGCCGCGAGGGGCGCGACCCTGAGCGCTGGAACATTGCCACGGACTACGCCATCAACATCGTCCTGCATGACGCCGGCATGAAGCTGCCGCAAGGTGGTCTGCTCGATGCCCAGTACCGCGGCATGACGGCCGAGGAGATCTACAACAAGCTGCCGGAGCAGCCCTCCGATCAGCAGAAGCAGAAATCCGCTGCCACCGGCACGGTGGGCGATGGTGAGAACGCCAACGGTACCGAGGGCGACAAGGATGCTGAGGAGCGCCGTTGGCAGCAGACGCTGGCCGAGGCCGCCCAGGCCGCCAAGATGTCCGGACACCTGCCGTCCTCGCTCGAGATCTTCATCAACGGTCAGCTCGCACCGAAGGTGCGCTGGGCTGAGGCGCTCTCGCGCTTCATGACTGAGCGCTCGCCCGACGACTACAGCTGGCAACGCCCTAATCGCCGTTTCATCGGCGGAGGACTCTTCATGCCTTCACGTCAGAGCAACGACACCCTCGGCGAGATCGTAGTCGCCATCGACACCTCCGGCTCGATGACGCAGGAGCTGCTCGAGCGTGTGGCCGCCGAGCTGAACGACATCAAACAAGCCGCTCGCCCGACCAAGCTGCACGTGGTCTACTGCGACAGCGACATCCAGCACGTCGACACGTTCGGCCTGCACGATGACATCGAGCTGGCGCTGCGCGGCGGTGGTGGCACCTCCTTCCAACCGGTGTTCGACTGGATCGAGGAGAACGAGATCAACCCGCGCTGCCTGGTATATTTCACCGACGGCTACGCTGATTTCCCCGAACAACCCCACTCGTACCCCGTCATGTGGGCTATCATCGACTCTTCTGAGACCCCTCCCTGGGGTGAGATCCTCCACATCGACACATGATCTACAACGAGTCCCTCGCCTACTTCATCCTCGACAAGAAGCGGTGGGAGAAGCTCCCGGCCGACCATGTGCTCACGTGCGGCCGGGTCAAGTTCAGCGCGCGGCGCCACCTCGTCACGGAGCGGTGGGCGACAAAGCGTGAAGCGCTGCAGCGCATGTACCCAGGCAGTGTCTTAGTACTCGAAACTCGGTACAAAGACACCTGGCATTACCAGGCCATCAAGGAGCAGAAGTGAAACCTCCCATCACCACGTGGAGCTACTCGCGGCTGGTGCAGTTCGAGAGTTGCAAGCTGAAAGCGAAGCTCATGTTCGGCGACAAGATTCCCCAGCCCGAGCCCGAGCGCCAGCCGGGGGAGCTTGAGACCAAGCTCGAGCGCGGCATCCGCCTGCACTCCGCCGCTGAAAAATTCGTGAAGGGGGAGGTGGAGCTGGTCGAGGAGCTGAAGCCCTTCAAGAAGGAGCTGACGCCGCTGAAGGCCCTCTTCAAGAAGGGCAAGGTGAAGGTGGAGGATGAGTGGGCCATGAACGCCGAGTGGAAGCCGGTGGCGTGGACCTCCTCCGACAGCTGGCTGCGCCTGAAGTGCGACGCCGTTGCCCAGATCACTGACGACCACGTCCTGGTCATCGACTACAAGACGGGGCGCAAGTGGGGCAACGAGATCAAGCATGGCGAGCAGCTCATGCTCTACGCCATCGTCGTCATGATGCGGCAGCCTGCCGTGCAGAAGGTGACGTGCGAGATCTGGTACCTCGACAATGGCGAGGTTGTGAGTCGCGAGTTCAAGCGCGAGCAGCTTGACGAGCTGAAGGCCAAGTTCAACGCCCGGGCGCTGGACCTGACCACCTGCACCGACTTCCCAGCCAACCCCAACATGTTCTCCTGCAAATACTGCCCGTATGGCCCGCGCGGCACCGGGCATTGCGACAAAGGTGTCTGAATGACGTCCCCGCTGTTCGACCATCAGAAGAAGTCCGTCGACTTCATGCGTACCCACGAGCGTGTGCTCGATGCCAGTGACCCTGGCACCGGCAAGACGCGCGTCCAGATCGAGCTGTTCGCCGAACGGCGGCGCAATGGCGGGGGCTGCGCTCTCGTCATCGCCCCTAAGTCGCTGCTGCGCTCGGCCTGGGAGAACGACTTCGCCAAGTTCGCCCCGCACATCACCGTGTCAGTGGCGCAGGCGAAGGGCCGGGCTCAGGCGTTCGCCCGCCCGGCTGACGTGTACGTGACCAACGTCGACGCCACGAAGTGGCTGATGGAGCAGCGGCCGGAGTTCTTCGCGCGCTTCGACACGCTCATCATGGATGAGCTGAGTGCGTTCAAGCATCACACGTCGCTGCGGTCGAAGGCCCTGAACAAGATCAAGGGCCACTTCAAGTATCGCTACGGCCTGACGGGCACGCCCAACTCCAACGGGATCACCGACATCTGGAACCAGATCTACATACTGGATGACGGGCAGCGCCTCGGCAAGAGCTTCTACAAGTTCCGGAACATGACCCAGACGCCCTCCCAGGCTGGGCCCGCGGCCAACATGCTGAAGTGGGAGGACAAGCCGGGTGCGGAACAAGCGGTCGGCGAGCTGATCAAGGACATGACCGTGCGGCACAAGTTCGAGGAGTGCCTCGACGTGCCGGAGAACTTCGAGACGGAAGTGCCCTTCTTCATGCCGCCGGGCCAGGCCTCGGTCTACAAGACGTTCAAGCGGGATGCTCTGCTGGCGCTGGAGAGCGGTGAGGTCATCAGCAGCGTCAACGCTGCCGGTGTCGCCAACAAGCTGCTGCAGATCGCCTCGGGCGCTACCTACACCGGGGACGCCAACAAGTACGCGGTGGTGGACCCCAGCCGGTACGAGATGATCGCGGACCTGGTGGAGGCCCGGCAGCACAGCGTGGTCTTCTTCCACTGGCGTCACCAGCGTGACCTCCTGATGGAGGAGTTCACCAAGCGTGGCATCACCTTCGCGGTGATCGACGGCAGCGTGAAAGAGCAGGACCGGATGGAAGCGGTGAAGGACTACCAGAACGGCTTCTACCGCGTGATGCTGGCCCACCCCGCCTCGGCGGCCCACGGCCTGACGCTCACCCGCGGCACGACGACGATCTGGGCGTCGCCCACCTACAACCTGGAGCACTGGTTGCAGGGGAACCGGCGGACGTATCGGGCCGGCCAGACGCAGCGCACCGAGACGATCAGCATCCTGGCGAAGGGCACCATCGAGGATCTGGTTTACCAGCGCCTGGCTGACAAGAACGTGAAGCAGATCAACATCCTGGAGTTGCTCAACTCCGCATTCAAACAGGTCACCCCATGACGGATCGCAGCAAACTGGAAGTCGGCGGCAAGGTCTACGACATCATCACGATGGACGCGGAGACCGCCTTCGGCAAGGACTACACCCTCTCGAAGATGAGCACGTCGGACTACGTGCGCGACCCGCGCTTCCATGTCCACTGCTGGTCGGTAAAGATCGGCGAGGGCCAGACCAAGGTCTACTTCCGGGAGCAGATCACCGAGCTGTTCAACAGCATCGACTGGTCCAAGACGGCGGTGATCGGTCACAACCTGGCCTTCGACGGCTTCATCCTCCACGAGGTCTACGGCATCCACCCGGGCTTCTACATCGACACCCTGTCGATGGCCCGCGCGGTCCATGGTCATGCCGGGCGCCACAACCTGGACACCATCGCCAAAGCCCACGGCCTGGCCGGTAAGGTGAAGCAGGCGGCGCTGTACGACATCAAGGACAAGTGGGACCTGACTGAGGAAGAGGAGAAGGCCCTGGCGCTCTACGCCACGGATGACGTGGATGACACGTTCGAGATCTTCTGGGCGATGTACCCCTTCATGCCGGACAGCGAGCTGCGACTGGTGGACATGACCATGCGCATGTTCTGCGACCCGGTACTGGAAGTGGACATCCCGCTGGTCGAGGAAGAGCTGAAGGAAGAGCTGGGTCGCAAGATGGTCGCCATCGAGCAGGGCGGGGTCGACATCGACACGCTCATGTCGAACGAGAAGTTCGCCCAGGCCTTGCGCGACCGCGGCGTCGAGCCGCCCATGAAGGAGAGCGTGCGCACTGGCAAGCAGACGTATGCCTTCTCGAAGGCAGACCTCGAGTTCCAGGCGCTCGGCAATCACCCGAGCCGCGACGTGAAGAACCTCTACTTCGCCCGGCTGGCTGCCAAGAGCACCATCGGCGAGACCCGGGCGGGACGCTTCATCGAGACGGGCAAGGATGGCCAGAAGCTGCCGGTGATGCTGCACTACAGCGGGGCACACACGCACCGCTGGAGTGCCGGCAACAAGATGAACATGCAGAACCTGCCGAAGAAGGGCCGGCTGCGCCGCGCCGTGATCGCGCCGAAGGGCTACGCGCTGTGCGTGATGGACTCGGCACAGATCGAGGCTCGTGGCATCGCGTGGCTGGCCGGCGAGCAGCGGGTGCTGGACATGTTCCGCGACGGCACCGATCTCTACATCGACCTTGCCAACGACATCTTCGGCAAGCCCGAGGTGCCCTACGGCAAGTCGAGCCCGGAGCGGACGGTCGGCAAGGTTGGTCGGCTGGGTCTGGGCTTCGGGATGGGCTCGCTCAAGTTCAAGGACACGCTGGCCAAGGGCATGATGGGGCCGGCAGTGAACCTGACGGAGCTGGAGGCGGCGAAGGCCGTGTCCACGTTCCGCACTCGCAATCCGAAGATCGTGCAGTTCTGGGCCAAGATGGATGAGGCCATCACGGCCATGATCCTCGGGCGCGATCTGAAGGTCGGCGTGCTCGAGTTCGGCAAAGGCTTCTGCCGACTGCCGAACGGGCTGTTCCTGCACTACGAGGATCTGCAGGGCACGCCGGTGTTCGACCACCAGGGAGGCGTCTCGTTCAAGGACGTGACCTACAAGGTCAAGGCTGGTCGAGCGAAGCTGTACGGTGGCCTGCTCGCGGAGAACGTGACGCAGGCCATCGCCCGCATCATCGTCGCCGAGCAGATGCTGAAGATGCAAGACGCCGGGCTGCGGGTCGTGATGATGACGCACGATGAGGTCGTCACCTGCGTGCCGGTGGAGAAGGCTGAAGAGACCTGCAAGATCATGCAGGAAATCATGTCGACGCCGCCGGAATGGGCCGTTGGCTACCCGCTGAACGCAGAGGGTGGCTGGGACATCTGCTACTCGAAATGAACTGGCGAGACCACTTCCTGAAGGAGATGAAGGGCCTCACGCCGGACGCCAGGAAGGAGTACTTCCGGCGGCAGGCGATGGTTCATCACCCCGACAGGGGTGGCGACCCGGAGGCCTTCGCTGCCCTGAAATGGGCGAGCAATCAAGCCTACTCTGGCCCCTGCACCATCTGCGGGGGCCAGGGTTGGTACCGTGAGAAACAGGGCCACTTCACCAAGAAGGTGATGTGCCCCGAATGCTGGAAACCGAGAATATGAAGACGATTGGCGAATGGATCGAAGAGCTGGCTGCTCTGAAGCGTGAGAAGTCGACGAAGGACGAGGAGCTGAAGGCCATCAACCTGCAGATCCTCAGCGTGGAGCGCGAGATCTTCGACGCTCTGGACGCGCAGGAGATCACGCGCAGCGAAGGTGCATCGGCGAGCGTCAGCATCGTGACGAGCACGAAGGCAGAGGTCATCGACCGCGAGGCCTTCGACGAGTACGTGCTGGAATCCCGTAACATCCACCTCTACGAGAAGCGCGTCAACTCGGCTGCGTGCCGCGAGCTGTTCGAGCGCGGCGAGATGATCCCGGGCGTGCTGCCGAAGCAGTACCGTCGCCTCCATCTGAGGAACAAGTGATGGTCCTGCGATTCGGCGACACGTTCATCAATGGCACCAAGGAGAACATGCGCGCTCTCCTGGCTGCCTACCCGGGGCTGAAGAAGTCCAACAGTGCCGCTCTCGTGAGCGCCATCCGCAAACACGAGCGGCAGATCGAGTCGATGCGTTACACGACCATCGACGGCCTGGATGTGCGGATCAGCCGCATTCCGTCAACCCACTGAAGACCCCCCATGACCCGCACAACGTCGAACCTGCCAGCAACCTACCAAGCGCAGCTGCTGGCAGAAGCCCAGTCGATCCAGGGCAGGATCTCCTCGCCGGCCACCGGCAAGATCCGCTGGATCGGTAATCACACCATCGCTCTGCCTGACGGACAGGAAGGTGAGGAGCTGGAGGCTGTGATTATCGACTTCATCACCGTCAACAGCTACTTCGACCAGCAGTACTCGCCGAGCAACCCGGTGCCGCCCGCATGCGTGGCCATGGGTTACGACGTGTCCACGCTGGCCCCACTGGAGCAGTCGCCGGTGCCGCAATGCAGCAACTGCCTCATCTGCCCGCAGAACCAGTTCGGCTCTGCCGGCCGCGGCAAGGCTTGCAAGAACACCCGCCTGATCGCGCTCACCAGCGTGGCGGACGAAGGTGAAGACCCGATCATGTGGACCGCCAGCATCCCGCCGGTGAGCCTGAAGCACTTCGACGCCTACGTGCAGAAGCTCGCCACGAAGATGAAGACGATCCCCATCGGCGTTGTGACGAGGATCTTCCTGCGCGACGATGTGGCCTACCCCGAGCCGAAATTCGAGGTGGTCAGGCCGCTGCGCGAGGACGAGTTCGAGACCTACATGCGCCGCCGCGAGGAGGCCAAAGCCGTGCTCATGACACCTCCCGACCTGACAGGCTACCGCTCGCCGAACGGCGCCCCGGTGCGCTTCCAACCGAAGCCCGGCGCCGCTCCGGCAGCAGCTGCGGCCAAGCCGCGGAGGGTCCTGCGATGAGCCGCTCGATCCTCACTGAGGTTGACGAGGAGGATCTGAACCTGGCAGAGCTGCAGGCCCGCCGGGCCAAGATCCACAAGGAGGCCACGGCCAAGCTGGTGGCCCTCCAGAACAAGCAGAAGGCAGAGATGGCCAAGCTGCAGCGGGAGATCGCCCGCACGCTCGAGCGCGTCGACAGGGAGTGGGCGGCAGCCCAGCCTAGTACCCAGAACTAAGTACGGAGTACTTCGATGACAGCAGTGACGAATCGTGGCTCTGTCCTCTTCTGCGAGGGCGAGAGCATGGATGTACAGCGGGTGGCGAGCGTGCTCGCGTGCCTGCTGGAGAAGCGCTTTGAGCAGGCTCGGCTGTGGATGCCTGCTCACTGGATGGCGCATCCCGACAAGGTCGAGGCCTTCGAGGTGCGCGCGGATGAACCCCTGACCGATTTGTTCGGTCGTCTCGTGGAGTTGAGCAGGAAATGAAGTACCCAGTGATCGGCATTGCCGGCAAGGCCCGGACGGGCAAGGACACAGCTGCGGCGATGCTGCTGGAGGAGTTCGGTGGCTACCGGTACGCCTTCGCTGACCCCATCCGGGGCATGCTGAAGGCCATCGGTGTGGACATGTCGCAGAAGCTCTGGCAGGACCTGAAGGAAGAGCCCATCGAGCTGCTCGGCGGCAAGTCGCCCCGCTACCTCATGCAGACGCTGGGGACGGAATGGGGCCGGCTGATGGTCGACAAGGACATCTGGCTGAACCTCGCCGGCCACTACCTCACCCACACCGGCCCCGGCATGATCATCAGCGACGTGCGCTTCGCCAACGAGGCTGAGTGGGTGCGCAAACACGGCGGGCTGATCATCCACCTGGACCGGCCGACGGCCATCAAGGTGCGTGAACACGAGTCCGAGAGCGGGGTGCCGGTGGAGAAGGGCGATGTCCAGATCCTCAACGAGAGCACCAAGGAGCATCTGCGCAAGCAGCTGATCAAGGCAGTATCACCGGAGTGAATACGTCATGAGCCGCAAACCTGAAACCGACTTCATCCAACGACTGCATCGGAAGATGGGAGCGGTCAAGCCGTATCACATGAAGCTCAACAACCCGCTGACCGCTGGCATCCCGGATGTCTACTACAGCGGCAGCGGGGGTGAGCTGTGGGTCGAGTACAAGTACGACCCGAAGGCCGGGATGGGCAGGAAGTTCGTTCTCCCGGCTCTCTCCCCTCTGCAGATCGCCTGGATGAACGGGCGGTACAAGGAGGGTAGGCAGGTGGCAGTGATCCTCGGCTGCATGAAGGGGGTCATGATCTACACGCACGGCAAATGGGCGGTACCGATGGCACCGTCTTTCTTCGAGCAACACCTGGTCAGCGAGCAAGAGGCTGCTGACTGGATCAAATCAAGGACACTGAAGGATGTTGGCACTCGCATCACTGGTGATGAGCTTCCTGCTGAAGCTCATTGAGGTCGCAATGAAGACCAAGACCGGCACGGCCGGGGTCGGCGGCGGCGTGGCGGCGCTGGGCATCGCCGCAGTCAGCTGGGCGGTCTGCAAGGCCAAGGAGCTGTGGCACCTGAGTGAAGAGGTTGGCGCGGAGCGCGGCAAAGGTCTGTTCCTCTTCAGCTGGCTGTCCCCCTCGGTCATCGCCAAGAATCACGAGAACGTGATCGCCTGGATCAAGCTGCAGGGCCCGGAAGTGCAGCAGCAGTACAAGGAAGCGCTGGCTTACTGAGCCGCGCCGTATAGTGACGAGCAGGATCAGGCCTGCTGCAGGACCGTATCGTGACGAGCTGGATAAGGCCAGCTGCTGGACCAAGTACCCTCTCAACCACGCCTGACTGGCAACCCAAGGAGTTCACCATGATCCCCGCAATCCCCTTCGCCTACCTGGCTGTCACCGCGACTGTCGCCTACACCATCAAGCGAGTCGCTGACATCGTCGAAGAGATCGTCGGACGCCCGACCCGCGCTGCAGAGCTGGAGCACGAGCTGAAGATGACTGAGCTGAAAGGCAAGCAGGCACTCACTGCAGTCGCCCAAGAGGCCTTCGACGCGTTGTCCGATCTGCGGAAGCTGCGCGAGAGCATGGAGATCGAACGAGCCAAGATGCAGGCCATGGCCAAACCCGGCTCGAATCCCCGCACCTTCAAGAGCAACTGACATGGTCACCTTCGTCATCGCCTTCGCTGTCCTGGCACGCATCCTCTTCGGCATGTGGCGGGACAGCCAGCTGCCCCCGGCCATCCAGCTGCGCCTCCCGGAGTTCGACGAGGCGCTCGAGATCCACGTCGAGCCGAAGACGGCGCTGGACAGGGTGGTGAACGTCTTCATGTTCTGCGTCCTCGAACTCCCCGTCTTCCTGGGGGTCATCGCGCTCTTCCATAGCGACCTCTGGGAGCTTCTGCTCGTCATGTAAGGGGATCACCCTACCTCACATGAAAAGAGGCGCCAAAGCGCCTCTAATCGATTCCTAGCGGGCATCTGCCCGGTTCGGAAGAACTACCCCTGCCAGACACTATGCCTCGTCCGTCTCGTCAGTTTCGACTGGGACGTGGGCAACGCCCTCTTCGTCTGTTTCGCCTTGGTCGTGGGCAACGCGGTGGGCAACCTCGGCGGGCAGACGGCCCGACTTGATCAGGGCGTCAGTGTCCGCCAGGACGGCCTGCATCTCCTCGTAGGTGGCGTTGTTGCGCAGCATGTTGGCACGGTGGCTGATCACCCGGACGTTGCCCTTCACGTAGCCCAGCAGCGGGTTGATGCGGTCAACCGACGGCACGCGCATGGGGGTGCCCAGCACCGGACAGATGGCAGGCACGACCAGGTCCTCCGGCAGGATGTTGAAGTCGCGCTTGCGCTTGATGGCACGACGCTTGGCGTACTCGTACAGGCGCATGGCAGGGTCTTGGTCGGCACGCTTCTGGCGCTGGCGGGCAGCGATGCAGGCCTTGCAGATCGTGCTGTAGCCAGTCTTCGTGTCCTTGCGGGGGCTGAAGTCCGAGACCATCTTGATCGTCATGCAGCCCTTGCACTTCATCGTCAGCAGGGTCGGGAGGATCGTGGCTTTGGCAAACTTGTCGCGGGACATCTTGGGGTTTTCTCAGTACTCAGTACGGAGTTCTTGGAGGAAGTTGATCAATGCGTGCATTTTATCGGAACTCTTGACACCTGTGTTGTAATTGATACAAGGATTCACAATCCAGAAACATTCGCGGTTGACAGGCTGGTGCATCGGCACGAGTGCCGCGTAGTAGCTGTAGCAGATGTAGTACTGCACTACAACACTCTAAGTCATTGATTCCAAAGGGGAAAGGTGTGTTTGTTGCACTTCCCGCCGAAAAATTCCTGATTGGCTATATAGAGGGGGAATGAGAAGGGCAATAGAGCTATCGCTCTCTATATATGAATTTTTTATTTGTAGTACTACAAGTACTACAGTACTTGAAAGGCCTTTAGAATCAACGACTTAGCGGTGTAGCAGGTCTCGAGACCACCCCGCATTTGTATAGGGAAAGCGGTTACACCGACCCAGCAAACGCAAGCTCCCGGGTGGGTGGAGGCCCGGGAGTGGGCCGAGATTGTTGAATCGGGGTCACTTCGGCGCGTACTTGGCGAGCGGCACCGAGCGGTCCACGAGGTCCCTCGTGGAGGCAGACCCTGCCATCCAGTCGGCGATCGTGCCGGCGTGGTCGGCCGCGGGACCGACGAAGGAGGCGGCGGGGTTGTCGCCGCGAGCCATGTCCTGCACCGCGTCCACGGCGTACTGACCGGTGCCGAGGAGCCCACTGCGCTCCACCTCCTTGCCGAAGAACTGACCCAGGCTCATGTCGAAGCCCTTGCCGAGCAGCATGGCCTTGGCGGCGTCCGCCGCGGCCATGAAGGGGATGTAGGTCAGCGCCACCTGCGCGGGCTTCGTGTTGCCCTGCTTCCACTCATGCCAGACGCGCTTCATGATCACCTCCTGGAAGCTGTGGGTGAACTGCTTCAAGTGGAAGATCAGGGCGAAGCGCGGGTCGCTGCCCCAGATCGGGCGGTGGGCGGCGTTGGGCCGCAGCACAGCGCTGTCGACGAACTTGAAGAGGGCGCGGCGCAGCCGGTAGGTCGTGTCGTCCTCCTTGGACTTCAGCAGCTCCTCCCGGTTGTTGGTGGCCCAGATGACCTCCACCGCCGGGTCGCCGGCGTGCAGTGCGCGCCGGGTGAGTGACACAGCCTTGGTCTCGACCTTCTTCAGGTCTTCAGCCTTCAGGCCCATCTCGTCGAGGTAGCGCTTGGACTCAGCCTTGACCTTGGGGTCGGCCTTCTCGTCGTTGACCGTGCGCAGGTGCTTCAGGATGAACTGGGAGCCGGCGATGGTCGCCTGCACCCGCATGGCCTTGTTCCAGCCCTCCATGCCGTTCCAGCGGAAGAAGGTCTCGTTGAGCTTCTTCAGGCCGCGGGACATGTAGTTGCCGCTGTAGGCGTCGCCATAGGCGTTCATCATGCTGTTCTCGTCCAGCACGCCCAGGTCGCGCACCAGCAGCTCCAGCTCGGTCTCCTCCTGCTTGGCACCCGTGACCTTCGAGGTCAGGTCCTTGCGCAGCTGGTCCATACCGCGTTTAAAGCCCTCCCAGGCGTCCTTGAAGCTGCCAGTGCGGATGGCGATACCCAGCGGGTCAATGAGGCTCGCAAAGAGGCTCAGAGGCAGCAGGGCGAGGTTCTCGATGGCGATGATGTTGCCCTGGATGCCCGCCCATGTGCGGTTGATCTCGTTGGCCCCGAGCACACCCGTCATGGCCGCCGTGCCCTTCATGATGGTCTCGAGGTCCTCCTGCGTGGCACCCTGCTCGAACAGCTCCTTCAGGATGTCCTGGAGCTTCTCGCCGCCGTTACCGAAGCGACGGGAGTACTCGGCGCGGTGGACGGCCTTGTTGACGTAGCTGGTCAGCACCGCGGTCAGGTCTTGGATCTGGAACTCGACGAACTGGTGGGCGTTGGAGACGTTGATGAAGTCGAAGACCCGGCGGTTGACGCTCTCGGCGCCCGGCGTGAAGCCGATCTGCTGGTCGTTGTCGGCCAGGTCCGTCATGCCGTCGCTCAGGCCGATCTTGTCGGCGGCCGTCCGTGCGGCTATTTCGCCCATGAATGGTTCGAGCGCCTCGGCGAACTTCTCCGGGTTCGCCCGGATGGCGGCCGAGTCCCAGTAGCGGGGGAAGTAGTTCGTCACCTTACCCATGTCGCCCCAGACCGGCTTGCCATACTCGTCCGTACCGATCTGGCGCTTCACGCCCGCCTCCTGCAGGTAGGCGTGCATCTCCTCCAGCAGGGCGCGGATGTTGTGCTCCAGGGTGCTCTTCGGGTGGCGCATGCTCTGCAGGTTGCGCAGGGCCACGGCGCGCTGCTGCGCAGTCGTGTCCTTCAGGATGTCGTTGAGCTTGGCAGTCCACACGCCGGTCTGCATGGCGCGCTCCTGCAGGAAGCCCAGACCTTGGCCTTCACGACCCACGTCCTGATGGAACAGGTCGGCCAGCTTGATGGCGGCCGGCAGGCCGGTGGCGCGCATGCGGGTCGAGGCGCTGCTCACCAGCTTCTCGGCCATCTCACCCATGGCCTTGCCGGCCTTCTCAGCGGCGGTCGGCACGAACTGCGGGTTGGCCCGCACCCACTCGGTCATCTTCAGACCGCCGTTGGCGGTCTCGTCAGCGAAGCGCCCTTCGGCGAAGGCTGCGAAGACCTCCTGCGCGCGCTCGGGGCCGAAGTGAACCCCGATCAGGCTGGCGAACCAGCGGAACAGATCACGGAAGAAGTTCCCTACGATGCCCAGGTCAGCCTTGGGCTCCAGGTTCAGCTTGCCCTCGACCCACAGCTGGTAGCCGTAGGCGATGCGCTCGTGCATGCCCACCTCGTCGGTGCGGCTGATGTGAGCCCAGGCAGGCGTGCCCTGGAAGTGCTTGGCGAGCGTGCGCATGACCTGGTCGTCGTGCGCCCAGGCCTGCAGCGCGCGGCGCACCTTGGCCACCTCGGGGCGGTAGCGGTGCTCACCCTGGCGCAGCATCTCGAAGAAGTCGTGCATGGCCTCGTGGTGGACCGTGCTCGTGTCGTAGGAGCCGTCGGCGCCCACGTTGACCTCGATGGTGCGGTTCAGCACGTCAGCGAAGCGCATCGTGCCCTTCACCCCGCCCTCCGGGTCCACAGCCTTGGCGATCACGCTCGTGCCGCGCAGCTTGGCCACCAGCGCCTTGATCTCCTTCTCAGCCTTGCGGCGAGCCTTCGGGTCAGCCTCGACGGGCTTGGCCTCCACCTGCTTCGCAGGCGCCTCGATCTCCTCGCGGCGGCGACGAGCCTCAGCCAGCACGGCGCCGGCAGCTTCCGGGTTCGACTCCAGCAGAGCCTCCAGCTGCTCGTCGGTCATGGCCCGGATGTCGTCAGCCAGTTCGCGGAACACCTTGGCCTTGGCATCAGGCGTCTTGGCGGTCTGCAGTCGCTCGTGCAGCATGTGCCGGATGGCAGCCTGGATGTGCGGACCCCACTTCTGCTTCTGCTCCGGCTTCAGCTTGGACAGGATCTGGCCATAGGCCTGCTTGACAGCCGCCGGCCACGGCGCATAGCCGGTCGCCATGGCTGCCTTCTTCTGCTCCGGCGAGAGCGTGCGCACCAGCTCGCGGATCCGGTCGACGGTCGTCGTTGCGTCTTCTGAGTACTCAGTACTGGGTACGTGGCTGGGCTTCGCGGACGCGACCTTCGGCTGGGCCTTGGTCGCAGGCTTGCGCTTGGACTCGTCGAAGGTGGCGCCGAGAATGTTGGCGAGGGTCTCCCGCCCAGAGCCGGACGGCATGTGCAGCCGTTCGCTGAGACCCTTGACCGTCTCCTCGATGGTCCGGCTCAGCGTCTCCGGGGAGTTCCACCAGGAGTAGAAGAAGTCAGCATCGTCCTCCGACCCGAACTCGATCTCCTGAAGCCGCTGGGCGACGAAGGCCTCCAGACGCCCGAAGGCGGTCATGTCCTTCTCGCTGGCGACAAGTTTCTCGGACAGAGCACGAGGGAAAGACCGCCGGCCCGCCACACCGCCGGCGATGAGGTCGGTAGAGCTTTCCCCGGTCAGCAGCATCTTGACGGCGGCGAAGATCCGTCCTTTCTGTGAGGGCTCAGCCTCGACGGCGGCGCGGTACGCGGATGTCGCCTCCTTGGGCCAGACACCGGTGTCGATCTTGAAGCCGCGGTCGATCTGGGCCTTTGCGAGCAGCGGGGCGACCCGCAGCAGATCCTCTTTCGAGATCTGGCTGACGATTGTGATCTTGGGGTTGTTGAACTTCGGCAGTTCTGCCAGACGCTTGCGCTCCTCCGGGCTCTTGTAGCGCTCACCACTGGTCTGGGCGTCCATGAACGCCTCCATGTCGTTGAGCGCCTTGGCCTGGGCGGCGGCGCGTGCCACGCGCAGCGGAGCACCTGCCTCAATGGCGGCGTCGAACGCAGCGCGCGAGGCCTTGTAGTCACCGTTGGCCTCGATGGCGGCGGTGTTCAGTCGGATCAGGTCCGTCAGCATCTCCTGGGCCACCTCGGCGGCGTCCGCTTCGATGAAGTGGCCTGCCTCCTGATGCTTGGCGATGTCGAGGATGTCCTTGTCCTTGACCATGCGCTCACGCTCTTCCTTCTGGCGCGTGAGGATGTCGATGCGGTCCGGCGAGGTGGAGGTGGCGGCCTTCTTGGCGAGCATCTCTGCCACCAGGGCGCCGTCCTCCTTGTAGGCCTTCATGGCGGCGTCATAAGCCTCCTTCGCGGCCTTGCGCTGCTCTGCGGTGGCGTACTTGTCGTCCGCCATCGGGTTCTTGCCGGGTGCCGGTTTGGCCATCGTGGCCTTCAGGTTGCTGTCTCCGACGACCGACGGGGCGCGGGCGGCCTTCACGTTCTTGCCTGGGGCGTAGGCGGGCAGCTGCTCGCCGGTCTCCTCGTCGTAGACGCGCGGCATCTTCTGGCGACGCGCCTCTTCCTTCGCGGCCTCAGCAGCGTTGTCGGTCATGCCCAGGTCACCACCGATCAGGTCCAGGCCCGAGCCGTTGAGCTGCGCCTTCTCGAAGTCCTGCAGCGCCTTGTAGAAGGCATCCTGCACGTTGGCAGCCAGCCGGGAGATCTCGGCATGGGCCACCTTGCCCTTGATGCCGCCCATCTCCTTCTTGGCCTTGGAGCCCTCGACGCGGATGTCGCGCAGCATGCGCTCCATGTCGGCCTCGAACTGCTCGCGCTCGTCGCGCAGCTCGTCGCTATCGCGGAACTCCTTCGTGTCGAGCGGCAGCACTGCGATGCGGTCAGCCTTGGCCAGCGCAGCCTCAGCGGTGCCTGCGGCCTTCTTCACGAACTGGTTCGTGTTGACATCCCAGTTGCCCAGCGCTTTGCGCTCCTCGGGCGACAGCTTGGCTGTCGGCAGGAACGACTGCGCGGCGATCATGTCGCCGTCGGCGCCCTTCTTGGGCCGGTTCATCTTGACCTTGCTCAGGTCGGTCTTGATGCCCTTGATGTCGTCGCGCGCCAGCACGCCCGCCACCGCGTCGGCCAGCATCTTGCGCTGACCTTCCTCGGACAGACCCTCGTGCCGGCCGGTCTCGCGCGCCCAGTGCCGGATCATCGACTCGGCGGACAGGCGCAGCGGCTTGCCGTTGGCCATCTCGAAGGTGATGGCCGTGGTCCTGCCCTCCTTGTTGGACAGGTTCTCCTTGAACTTCTGCAGCAGCTCGTCGGGCACCACGGTGTCGCCCCGGGCTTCGCCCGCGCCGCTGGAGAGGACGGTCAGGCCGCCCAGGGCCTTCTTCAGCTCCTCCTCGTTGTCGCTGCGGTAGACCGACAGCTGCCTGAGCTTGCTCTCGAGGTCCTTGATGCGCTCGTGGCGCTCGAACTTCTGCGCGGGCGACTCCTTGTCTTCCTGCAGCTTGCGGCGGTGCTCCTCGATCTGCTCCTTCAGACCTGCCTCGAGGTTCAGCTTCGCCGACCGCGGGCTGATGCCGTTCTGCTCGAGGTACTCCAGGTAGGAGCGCTCCTCGATGTTGGCGCCCGGGTCCATCCGACCGATCAGGTCGCGCTTACCCTTGCCCAGGTCGCGCTTGTTGAAGAACGGCTGCATGCGCACCGGGTCGTGGAAGTGGAAGTCCTCCTTGACCTCGCGCTCATTGATGGAGCGGTCGGCTGCACCCTGCTCCACCACCTGATCGCTGTCGAGCTGCTCGGCCTCACCCTGACCCTCGTTGGCGTCGTAGACCAGCTCCTCGTTCAGCAGGGGCTTGATCTCAGCGTTGTTGGCAGCGTAGTAGTCCAGCACCGTACGGGTGGCCGCGGGCGAGCCGAAGATGCTCGTGAGCCCCTCCTCGATGGCCTTGGCCTTCTTGGACCGGCCGTGGGCGGCCAGCTCGACCGTGTGCATGTCCACGGCGCGGGCGATCTGCAGACGCTGCTGCTCCGTGATCTCGCCAGCCTTGGGCAGCATGTTGGCAAGGAAGCTCTGCGGGCCGGTCTGCATGTCGATGCGGGCGTTACTGAATGCACGCACCCGGTCCACCAGACTGCCCGGCTGGCCGCCGGTCTCGGCCGCCATCTGCTCCACGGCCTGCACCATGGCTTCCGGGTCGTTGAAGAACTGGAGCGCGTCCGTCAGGCGGAACATGCTCTCCACGTCCTTCGTCGTCAGCTTGCCTGTCTTGCCCGCCAGGCCCAGCATCATCTTGGACATCTGCGGGAAGTGCGGGGCCACCTTGCTCAGGTCGCCGCCGAACGCCTCCGGCTTCACGTGCTGATTCAGCAGCGAGAGCATCCGGTACTCCTCTGGCACGCTCATCGTGTCCAGCTGGTTGAAGACCTTCTCGCCGGCCTTCTGCTGGGCCTCCGCCGCCTCATTGCCGCGCACCCAGTCAGCGAACTGCTGTGCGTTGTCACGGCTGGCCACACGGCCCGCCAGCCAGCGCTGGTCCGCGTCGGTGAACTGGCCGTGCATCTGCGTGATGCGGGACTTCACCTCCGGGTCAACGTTGGGGTCGTTGACCAAGCTTTGGGCGTAGAGCTGGCTGCGCTGCGCCCGCTCCTGATCGTACCGGCTGATGTTGGCCTCGGTCTCCTCCGGGGTGGCGCCCGGCTGGATCGCGGCGTCACCGGCGAGGTCCGACATGGCGTATTCGCCCAGGCTCACACCCATGGCGAAGTCGCGCAGCTCCTTGCCCTGCAGACCCATGGACAGGCCGACGGCGGCACGGTCACGGATGGCGTAGGCGCCCTCGATGCCGCGGCCTGCGGCCTGCACCGGGGCCTCGATGGCGCGCGCGAGCTTGTCCGCCATCTCGGGGGCCACCTGGCGCACCGCCTCGATGCCGGCCTCGACAGAGGGGCGGCCATAGCGGTCGTACAGGGCGCCCGTCAGGGAGGGCATCTGAGGCGTAGTACTCGGTACTGAGTACTCCGACTCGGCAGGTTGTCGCAGTTCGGCCAGCTTGTCCTGCGTCCAGTCGGCAGCGTCCTGCCCCGCCTGGTAGGCGGCGGGGGTGAGGATCCGGCCGGCAGCGCCGATCGTGTTGCCGGCGACGGACATGCCGGCGCCGCCCACAGCACCAGCCGCACCCGCTTCGGCGATCTTGATCGGATCGAACTGGCGGGTCGGGTCGATCATCTGCTCGGCATACTGGCCGACGCCTTCCTGTGCGGCTTCGGTCAGGCCTTCCTCGACGGCCTCCTTGCCGATCTGGTTGCCCAGGCCACGCTTGAGCGGGGCGAAGGCGTTGTGACCGATGGCACCGGGCACCAGCGCCTCCATGGCGCCGCCCACGAGGCCCTTGAAGTCTGCGGCGCGGCCGCGCTCGGCGACTGAAGCCTGGCTGAGGGTCGGGTCGTTGTACTGATTGGCCAGGGCCTCGGCGCGCTCGTCGGCAACCGACTGGGTCATGGCACCCAGCTGGGCACCGAGGCGAGCGGAACCAAGACCACGGCCCAGCAGGGCACCGCCAACACCGGCGAGGGCAGAGGGGGCGCTGCTGTAGAGGGCGCCCGGCAGCACGCCGGCAGCCCAGGCGAAGGCGTCGCCCTTGGTCTGGACATCGCGCAGACTGCTCACGCGCGGGGCGTTGGCGGCAGCGGTCTGCTCGAACTGGGACTGGAGCGCGGCCTGGCGCTCCATCTCTGCAGTGTTGCCGGCCCGTTCGGCGGCGAACCGGCGGGCGGCGGCAGCGTTGGCTTCGCCCTGGGCGATAGCCTGCTCGAGGCCTTTGGCGGCCTCGGAACGAGGGGCGAACGCCTGATCGATGACTTCGGGGGTGGGGGCCTGATCGAAAGTCAGGCCGGTGCGCAGCGGGGAGGTGGCCATCACCAGATCCTATGAAAACGGATCTGGTGATTATACCGGCAGGATCCTCAGCTGGTTATGGGGTACGTACTGGCTGGGCTTCCGGCCCGGGCTGAACCCATCCACGGAGCATCCTTTGTCGTTGGTGTACCCCAGACACCAGTTCATCCGGTTGAGCGGGACGGTCATCCGCGCGTCGGTGAACTTCTTCGTGAACACCGTCGGCGTGGGGCAGATCACCGCGAACGTCCCCGATTCATAGCCATTCACGGGATCAAGGTCCACTTGGATGTCGCGCACGGACAGGCTTGTACCGGCGTCGCTGCGCAGGAAGTTGTTCAGTTCCCCGTTGGTGCCTCCGTAGGTTCGGCTTTGCGGGGATTTACTGTTGTCGATCCAGTCCGACTCGGCGACCGCGAGCCCGCGGGTGAACTGCTTCTTGTAAAACCCGTGGACCACCAGCTTGGTTGCGGACACGTCGGAGGCCACCCCGCTGTAGATCGCGTAGAGCGAGGAGGTCTGCGAATGGGCGTTGACGGTGCAGTCCAGGAACTGGATGCCGGGGCAGCGTACATACGCCTGCAGCAGTCCTTCGCCGTTGGACCGCCCTGTGTCGCCGTGGGTGAAGGCGTACCTGCAGTTCGTCGAGCCGTATGCGTTGTGGTGCATCGTGGACTTCGGATCGATCGTGTCGCACCCATAGGTCAGGAAGCCCGTCGTGGTGTCCTGAGCGCTGGTGCATCGCACCTGCCGATAAAGCCTGCACCCGCCCACCCAGATCCGTGCCGCGCCATAGGCGGCCACGCCATAATGTCCGCCGGAGATGTCGCATTCCGCCACGATGCAGATGGAGACGGGGGCCGTGATGACCGCAGTAGCGTTGCGGGCGAGCCAGGCCTCGCGCGCGCTGGACTGCGGGGCGAACGAGCGCCCCGCCTCGAAGGTGATGGCCTCACCGTCCTGCGTGTTCATGTGGATCTGCGTGCGCAGCACATGCACGTTGCAGCTCCCCGCTTCGGGGAAGGCAGGTTTTTTGATCGCCGCATAGGCGGCAGCAGCGGTGCTCAGCGAGCTTGCGGGGTAGGCCGCCGGGGCTGAGCGAGCGATGGCGGTCGTCCCGCGAACATAGATCGCGCGACCCACTTTGACGCCGAGGATCTTGCACTCATCGATGAGCACGTGTCGACCATCCACGGCGTAGATGACGGCGGCCTGCGAGCTGTGCTGGTTGTGGATGAGGAAGGTCGAGCCGAGGATGAAGGTCATCTTGTCCTCGGCGCGCTTCGCCTCGTTGCGCAGCAGCAGGCCTGCACGTTGAGTCGAGCTGCTCACGATGAACGTCCCACCTAGGATCCCCGGGTGGTCCTGCAGCGTGACCTGGTCGTCGATCATGACGGTCATGCCCGTCATGTCGAGGACCGAGGAGGTCGCTGCCGTCTGATTCAGCAGGTTGCGCAGCTCCGCGATGGTCACAGTGCTGCCGGGGGCTCGCCCCAGCAGCGTGGCTGCTGACTTCGCGTTCTGCACGAATTGGTGGTTGCGGAGCTGCGCTGCGAACTCCGCGGCTTTCACGTCAGCAGCCATCCATTACCTCCGGGTCTGCGCGACCAGTGCTGCCAGGTCGCCGTTGATCTTGTCGCCGTCGAAGAGCAGGTTGCCGGCCATGTGCGGACGACCCATCGAGTCAACCATGACCTGGTGCTGGCGCAGCGGGCTCACGTTGGACAGGATGTAGTCCGAGATGCCGGCGTCGCCGTGGATCACGTCGCCGAGGCTGTAGCCGTCCTTCGAGCCGACGATGGGCGAGTAGGTGCTGGACTGCGTCCGGGCGCCAGCGTTCTGACGCTGCATCAGGTCGAACATGTTCCGGGCCTGGGCCAGGTTCTGCAGACGTTCCTGCGGCGTCATGTTGGTGAACGACTTGCCGTCCACCTTCAGGTTCGACTGGCCGAGGAACTGGCGGAAGGCCTGGGCCTGCTTGGCGTCAGCCTTGCCGTCGGAACCGATGAACATGCCGTCCACAGCCTTGTCGAACTGGCCAGCCTGCTTGTCAGCGTGCTCCTGCGCCATCGAGCTGCGCTTGAGCGCCATCTCTTCGCGCTTCAGGTCGTTGTCCATGAGGGCCTTCATCATGGACGACCCGAGCTGTCCAGCGCTGGCAGCCTGGCGCAGCCGGGACTGAACGGCGTTCTCGTTCTGCTCGGCGGCGCGCAGCTGGGCGGACGCATCAGCGGCCTGGGCCATCTGGTCCTGCCCACGGTTCTGCGTCAGGTTGCGCTGGTTCTCCAGCAGCAACCCAGCGCGCTGTGCGTCCAGACTCGCACCGTGACGCGCCCACCAGTCAGTGCCGCGCTCGTGCCGCATGCGGTCGAAGATCGCGTTGATGTTCTCCGTCTGATCCTTCGGTGCGCGCAGCCGCGACGGCGCGACGTTGGTGAAGCTGTTCAGCTTCCCATCAGCGCGGGTGCTGGTGCCCAGGATGTCAGGGCCGCCATAGCCGTAGTTGCCGAGGTTCGTGTAGCCCGGCGGCGTTGCCACGGGTGCGGCTGCGGGGGCAGCGGGAACGGGATCGGCGGCGGGAACGGCGGCGGGACTGGCAGATGCACGGGGGGCCTCAACGGGAGCGGCGGGGGTGGAGGGCGCAGGTTGGCGAGCGGCCTCGAACTGCTCGCGGTGGGTCGCGCGATTGAACCCGTCGCTGAAGCTTTCGCCGCCGAGCATCGAGCTGATACCTTGCCCGAGGCGCGTGGCGTACCCGCCGGTGAGATTATCCCCGATTCCGCTCAGTACGCGGAGAGCGCTTCCCCCAATTGCGTTCATGTCGCCCATGGACTCGTTGAACGCTTTGGCGTAGCCGGACTCCTGGTCACGCAGCTCCTGTGCGCCCGCCTGCGCCCCCGCGGCGCCCACGGTCAGGCCGGTGGGGATCGCGTTGAAGGGCTTGTTGATCACCTCGCGCGCTGCGGCCGGCGCGTTGCGCAAGGCCGAGCCCGCGCGCTGCAGAACGTTCGGCGCCTTCGGCTGAGGCGTGGCAGGAGCTGCCGGGGCGGCCGCCTGCGTGGTGCGGTACTGCGGGTTCGCCTGGCCAGAGCCGACCGGCTTGTCGCCCAGCTCCGCACGCACGCGGTCCATGGCCATTTGCCGGCGCTCGGCCGGGTTGTAGGCGGCGCGCTCGAACTGGTCCTTCAGCTGGGCGCCCGTCTCGGTGGCGGCCTGCTGCACCGTGGCGGCATGCTGGCGCAGCGCGTCAGGATTCAGGCTCGAGCGAGCGAAGTCGGCAGCCTGGGCGCCGACCTGCTTGCCGTAGGCCAGACCTTGCCGGCCATAGTCGGCCGCCTGCTGCTGCAGGCCCGGCAGCTTCGACTTGGCGTAGTCGATCGCCTGGTTGCCGTACTGCTGCGCGCCGGCCAGGGCTCGCTGACCCAGGGCCTTGCCTTTCTCCAGCCAGTCAGGGGAGCCACCGTCAGCGAGATGGTCAGCGGCTCCGTGCTGCTTTCGCAGGGCGGACTCCTTGCGGTCGTCCTTGAAGTCGTGCGTGTGCAGGCGCAGCTGGTCCAGCACGTCGCGCCCGATGGCGTCAGCGGTGTCGGCCGGCAGCACGTACTCCTCGTCGCTCAGCATGACGGGGCCGACCTTGTCGTCAGTGCGCCCACCCTTGCCAGCGACGCGGCCGCCGTCAGCGAAGCGGAAGCCTGCCGGGGCCGGGCGACTCGGCTGCTCCTCTTCCTCCTGCGGCTGCGGCTGCGGGTACTGAGGCTGCTGAGGCGCCTGACCATTCGACATCGCATCGACAGCGTTGTCGATCTGGCGCGGCCGACCGGCCATGGCTTCGCCCGCGTTGCGAGCGGCACCGGTGCCCAGCCAGCTCAGCGACGGCATCCACCAGGGCTTCTCCTCACGCAGAGGGCTGCCCACCGTGCCGCCATCAGCGAAGCGGAAGTCCGCCGGCACCTTGCGTTGATCCTCCTCGCGCTCCTCGCGCTCGGCGGGGGCAGGCTGCGACGCCTGCTCGACGGCCGCGTCCACGCGGTCGCTGCGCCGGTACAGTTCCTCGCCGGCTTTGCGCGCCTGACCGGTGCCCAGCTTCGGCAGCTGTGCCTCCTGGAACTGGCGCAGACGGGACTTCAGCTCGAAGTCCTTTTTGGTGTCGCTCATACCTTGCCCTTGTCGTAGTTGTAGTTGTGGCTCTCGGAAAAGCTGCTGCTGTTCGATACCGAGCCAGAACCGGAAATGGAACCGCTGCCAGAGAGCGACGCCGCCACGTGGACGCCTGCCATGGCACCTGCCGCCAGCGTTGAGGAGATCTGCCCTGCAGCCTTGAGCGAGTCAGAGATGATGCCCGCCCGCTTGATGGCCGCCTCCATGTTGGCGCTGTAGGCCTGAATCTGTGCCTGGGAGTATGCCACAGCCGCCCTGATCTCGGCCTCTTTGGCGGCGATCTCAGCCTGCGCCTTCTGCCCTTCAGCAGCCGCCACCGCGCTGAAGCGCTGCGTGTCAGCGGTGTAGGCGCTGGCGTTCGTCTGGATGACGCCGAGCTGCGCCTGCAGACGGGTCTTCTCCGCCTCCAGGTTGCTCTGGTAGAGGCTCAGCAGGTTCTGGTTCTTCTTCAGCAGCGCGTCGATCTGCTTCATGCCCAGCTCAGCGTTGGCCGACTTGCCCTGTATCAGCGCAGCGAACGCCTTGGCCTCGGCGTCCACGATGCCAGCCTTGGCCGTCTCACCGCGGACCTGCGCCTCGTAGGCGTCGAACCGCACCTTCTGCGCACCCACCTGGTCGCCGTAGGCCTGCACCTGCGCGCGGTAGGCCTCGATGCGCGAGCGCTCCACCGCTGCCTCAGTCTCGGCACCCTTCATGCGCGCCACGAACAGGCTCGTCTGCGCCTCCAGCGCGTTGATCTGCGCGCTGTACGCCTTCACCTTCTGCTCGTTGATCTGGCCGCGGGCGATCTCGGCGTCCACCTCCGCCTTGAAGATCTGGATCTTGGACAGCGCCGCCTGCACCCGCGTGTTGTAGACGCTGGCCAGCGTCTGGTAGGCCTGCATCTTGGCGTTGAAGACGCTCACGTGCGCGTTGAACACGTTGAGCTGGGCCTCCACCTGGAACTTGGCTGCCTCGAAGAGCCGCTTGGCCATGTTGTCGAACGTGCTGACCAGCACCTGCTCGGCCGCCACCGCCTTCTCGACGGCCAGGCGCATGTTCTCGATCTGCCACTGCGCGATCTGAATGGTCAGGTCGCGGTTCAGGCTGCTCTTCTTGAGCGCCAGCTCCTCACGCAGCTTGTCAGCCCGCGCCGCCTGCACGCCGCTCGGCATGGTGAACCCGCGCCCGGAGAACTCCTCCGCCACGTGCTCGATGGCCTGCAGGGCCGCCCGGTCCTCGCGCTCTGCGGCGCGGGCGAACATGGCCTTCTCGACCTCGGGCGGCAGCCCGGATCCACCGCCCCACATGCGACGCAGCGTCGCCATGACCTCTGGCATCAGCTCAGACTCGTACCGCGGCTCCTGCCACTGCAGCGCCCCGGGCAGCGCCGTGCCCTCGAACTCCGGCGCCTGCGCGTCGAACGTGGGCAGCGTGAGCCCATCGAAGGTCGGCACCGTGATCTCCGTGAGCGACGGGGCCGCCGGCATGACGATGTCCGGCGTGGTCGGGATCGTGACCTCGCGCATCGTCGGCGCATCCGGCGGGGCGTCGGGGGCTGTCCATGCAGGTGCCACCGGCACGTTGATCGCCCCCACGCTGGAGGCGAAGTCCGGGATGTCGATGTCCGGCAGCTGGGGGATCTCCACGAGCGTCGGCTCGGGCGGCAGCTGCGACGCGACCTGGCCGAAGCTCGTCGGTCCCACCTGCGGCAGGTCCAGGTTCAGGTTCAGGTGCGCATCGAACGCCCCTGGCACCGGGGCCGCGCCCAGGTCGCCCAGCGAGAAGTTCGCCAGGTTGCCGATGGCGTGGTTCGCCGAGGCCGTCATGGCCTTGGTCATGTCGGTCATCTGGGTCAACCGATTGACCACCATGTCGTTGACGCCCGCGACATGGCTGTTGGCTGCCGCCAACTGCGCCTGCAGGTCGTTCGGCTTGTTGCTCGGTCGGAAGTCAAAGCCTGCCATCAAACTCTCCGTGTGGACACCGCGAGGTCAACCTCGGCGTCGTTGATCCAGAATGCAGCGCCGCCCTCGTTCTGCAGGCTCATGCGCCAGTACCGCCCCACCATGCCCTTGCCGGGCGTCACCCGCGTGGCGCGAGGTGTATCGGCAGGCCGTCGCTCGAGCGGAAATACGGCTGGCACTCCACCCGACTCCTGAACGGAGAGGGACAGCCGCAGCCGCCCTTCGGCGGAGTACCCGATGTACAGGTTGTCGATCCGCTTTGTCTGACTGATTCCAAAGCCCACGCTCGCAAAATCGACTCGAGCATTGATTGGGGTTCCGTCATCATCGTCCGCATCCAGGATGTACAGCCCGTCAGGGCCAGTTGCCAGCACGTCCTCGCCCACCTGGGCCAGGCTCTCGAAGTCGCAGCCAGTCCACGTGGACACGGCGGTGCTCTCAGTACCTAGCACCAGGTGCTGAGTACTTGGATCCCTCATCAGCACTCTATCGCTCCATTGAGCGCGGCTATCGACCGTGAGGGTTCCATTGAGAATGGTATCAGCCGACGAGCGCAGCGTGGCCAGGCTGACCAGAAGATCGTCCGGGCGTTGCGTGGAGAAGTCGTCGGAGGCAGTGATGAGCCCGCGCGAGGCCTCATCGACCAGGACCGTGCGCAGCACGAAGTCACTGTCGGTGGCCCGGAGGGTATCGGTGAGGGTGAGGTCCTTGAACACGAAGGCCGCGTCGCTGATGCGACGGGCCGATTCGTGGGACAAGCTGACAATGGCCTGCAGGACTTCCGACGCCGAGGCGCGAGCCCGGTCAGTGATGACCACCGCGGGCTGCTCCATGACGAGGGTGTCTGAAGCGCGGGCCTGCTCGACGGCGAGAACCGAGGAGCTGAAGAGGAAGGTGTCACGCACCCGAGCGCGCGATCCGGCCGTGACGATGCTGGCGACGGAGTGGTTTGCCGACGCCGCTATCCGCACCATCGACACGATGACGGGACTGTCCGACACTGCAGCCTCGCCGCTCACGCGAGCACGATCGGAGGCATCCAGGACATAGCCCAGGATAACACGGTCGCCGAGCGTCGTCACGTCGACGGCCTGGGCCTCGTTGATCACGAAGGCCATGCTGATGATCCGGGCGGAGTTCTCCTGCACGGTGCATTGCTCGCTCATTCGATGACTCCGATGTAGGTGGGGATGCGGGCGCGCTGCGGGACGGCGAAGGGCGTGGCGCCCTCAGACCTGCCCTCCAGGAAGCCCATGCTGTAGGTGACGCGGTGGCCAAGCGTGGAGTATGCCCACTGCATGCCCTGGATGGTACCCATCTCGCTGGGCGACGGCACCATGGCGTAGGTCATGTCGTTCCAGCCGATGGGCATGGACTGGATACCGTGGACGGTGTCGAGCACGACGTTGACCGAGCCCTTGAAGTCGGTACCGCTGTCGGTCGTGCGCTGGTACTGCTCGACGCGGATGCGGTTGCCCTGCTGGTTGTAGCGGTCAACGCTCGCACACATGCCCGGCAGCGGCCCGCCCTCGGCGTAGCGGCTGCAGTCGTGCTCGCTGTAGTTGTCGACGAGCTCGACGATGCGGCTGTCCGAGTGCTTGCCGCCGCACGTCATGATGGGGCCAGGTCGATCCGGGTCCCAGCGGGGCCACTGCCGCCACGTGATGCCGTACTTGGGCGACAGCACATTGGTCGCCGACGAGGACTCGGAGGTGCGCTTACCCGCCTGCCACCAGTGACCTTGGTAGAAGCAGTAGCCGTTGCGCACGCCGTCGGGCACGATGAGCTGACTGCCTCGCGTCTCGAAGCCGCCGCTCGTCTCCTTGGTGACGCGCTGGAAGACCTTGGCGACGCTGATCGAGCCCCATGCGGGCTGCACCGGGTTGTGGCCGTGGCTCGGAGGATCCCAGCCGACAGGCTTGGCCGTCATGGTGCCCTCGACGAAGGACTCCTTGGCGACCTCGCGGAAGTCCAGGTCGTTGGTGTGAACCATGGGCGGCAGGCCGGTGCTGCCGGTGTAGCGCGCCCACGACCACGTGCCGGAGAGGAAGCACTCCTCGCCCTCGCGCTCGTCGAAGCCCTCGGTCGTGGTCTTGCTGCGCTGGTCGTTGAAGAACCAGCCCACCTTGATGTCGTCGTTGATGAACGCAGCGAAGACGGGCGCGTTCATGCGCATCAGCGGCAGCGTACCCATGCGCTGGGGGAGGGCGATGTGCGTCATCAGCCCGTCGAGCGCCGGCTCATGATACTTCACCGGGATGCCGCGCTTGTGGCTGAAGATCCGCCCCTCGTACATCATGCGGATCGTCGCGCTGCCATGGGCGATGGGCTCGCCGGGCTGGCGCTCGCGCCGCAGGCTGCCGATGCGGATGCGGATCTGCCAGCACTGGCTGCGCTGGTACGGGTGGTCATCGTCGTAGCGGTAGCCCACGTTGACCGCCATGTTGCCCCGGCTGTTGAAGCTCCAGCCGCAGTTCGAGCTGAAGCCGCTGAGCGCGTAGAAGGGCGCCACCTGCTCGGGCGTGAGCAGCTGCAGGGCTGTGCCCTCGCCCACCCGCTTGTCGATCTCCGCCTTGCTGGGCATGGGCTCGCCAGAGGGCACGCCACCCAGCTCCTCGACGATCCTGGCCACGGCCTGGTACTGGCTGTTGCGATACCGCTCAGCGTAGCCGTCAGCGGTGGTGCCACGCACCATCGGCAGGGGGATGGCGCACAGACCTTTGCCTGAGCTGATCTCGAGGAGCCAGCGCGTGCCGTCGCCCGCCGTGTAGACGCCATGCGTGCGGTTGAACTTGTAGTCGTAGAGGATCTGGACGCCCTTGGCGGCGACCTTCTTCATGTAGTCGGAGGGCTTCTCCAGCTCGGCGTCCGACTGCGCGAAGGTGGCCGGGTCCACCCGGCCGAAGCCCAGCAGCGCCTGCACCACCTTGCCCATGGCACCGGAGTAGAGGCTCGAGCGCGCCCGCTGATACTGGGTCAGCACGATGCGCGACGGGGGCTTGGGCTTCCACTCCTCGAACCCATCCGGCACCTCGACGGCCAGACGCTCGCTCTGCTGCAGGCCGGGGCGCATCTGCACGTGCTCGGCGTACCGGTGCGTCGGTGACCACTCCACGAGGTACTTGCGCTCCTTGCGCTCGCCGTTGGCGTCGGTGTACTCCTCCGACAGCAGGCGCCCGTCCCAGACGGCGCCCGACATGATGTCCAGCTCGGGTTCGCCCTCGCCCGTCGTGGGCTTGTAGGGCGGCGGGGCTTCAGGTGTGCCGGCGCTGATGATCACGCCCTGCGTGCTGCCAGCCACGACCGCGTACAGGAAGTCGTCCGGGGTCGGGTTGGCGTGCGCGGAGAACGTCGGCACACCTGAAGTCTCGCAGAAGGCCCTTACACGAGAAAGGAGCTGCAGCGCTTGAGGCAGCAGCTCCTGTGCTCGGGTCACGTCCCCGTCCAGCCGGACGGAGACGTTTGACGCGGGGGAGTGGCTCACGCCGTCACCAGCTGCACCCGGTAGCCCATGCTCAGCACGTCACCATTGTAGAGCGTGCGCGGCTGGTTGAACTTGGTGGCCGACATGATCTTGCCCGTCACCGCGCCCTTGGTGGGCTCGCTCACCATGGCCACGCCGTGGATCGTCACGGTGCTCTGGGTGGCGAAGGTGAAGGTGGCCTTGTCCTGCAGGTTGTCGATCGACACGCCCGTCACCGCGCCCGGCTTCCACTGGGGCCGCGTGCTCTCGGTGTAGCCCTCGGTGTTCGACACCAGCTCGCCGGCAGCAGCCACGAAGTTGGCCGCGGTCAGCGTGGCCGTCGGGGTGTAGTTGCTGGTGTAGGGGGCCAGGTACCACTTGGTGATGGCGGTGCCGCCAGCCAGGCCGGTCAGCAGCAGGTAGGCCATGCCCTCGTCGGGCAGCAGGTTGTGGTCCACCACCTCGTCTTCACCGTTGACGCTGTGGAAGTAGGTGCCCTGCAGGAAGGCCTTGGCCTTGGGGAAATACAGGCCGGAGCCCGTCTTCTCGAACTTGTTGGATTCGACGGCACGGACGAACTCGCGTGCGTACTTTGCCAGTTCAGGCATGATCACCTCACGGAAGGAGTTGAGAGTCCTCGGCGGACCCTACCGCCGAAAGCCCTGATTTTACAAGAGAAACGACCTGCTTGACACCGTCGCGCATGACGAACGAGCTGCGCCCTGCACCGCGCGCGACGCGCAGGCGGTCGGCCTGCAGCGGCACCACGTCGCCACCAGCCTTGCCCGCCCGGTAGCCCTCGGCCGTCAGCCACACCACCACCGGGGTGTTGCTCTCCACGACCTGCATGCTGAACGCCGAGGCCTCCACCAGCACCCCACTGCGCTCCATGGCCACCGCGCTGTTGACAAGCCGCGGCTGCAGCTGCCCAGCGTCGCGTCCGGACATGAACCACACACCCCGCTGGTCGCCCACGTAGACCCCGTCATTCACCGCCATGAGCAGCGTGATGCGCCCTGTCATCTCGATGTAGCCGTGGGCCAGCGAGTTCAGGTGCGGACGCATGGCCTCGGAGAACCAGAGCGTGGAGCCGTCGGCCACGTAGAGACGACCGGCATGACCTGCCACCAGCTGCCCGCCCGGCATGGGGTGCAGCTGCCTCGTGCCAAGCTCGCCACCCTTGGCGCACTCGGCCACGGTGTAGATGGGGAGCCCCGCCGGCGCCTCGATGGCCTGGTGCAGGATCTCGCCGTTGGCGTCGGTGACGTAGACGCGCACGGTCGGCATGTCAGTCACGATGCCTTCGACACTGATGCCGCCCTGCGTGACCTCGATGAACTCGACAGGGCTGGCGGCACTCTCTTCGCCCCGGTCATCCACGGCAGTGACGCTCACCCCGTACCGGCCCGTCGGCAGGGCGCCCTGCGATTCTCTAAGCACTTCGTACCAGGTACTGGGTACTCCGACTGCGCGCCCGTTCGCGCGGTCCGTCGGCAGCCAGCCGAGGCCCCGCCGGTGCGCCCAGTAGGTGGCACCGTTGTACTCGCAGTAGGTGATCGGCTCGGAGGTAGGAAGTGTGGCGATGGGGAAGAGCTGGCGCCCGGCGCCGATCACGCAGACCGCGTTGCCCCGGCAGACGAAGACGATGCCCGTCACCGGGTTGCGCCAGAGCGAGTGGTAGTCGCCCGGCTCGAGCAGGCGGAAACCCGAGCGGCGCTTGAACGCCCCATCGGGGGCGATGTCCACGTTGTCGGCGCGCCGCACGGTACCCGCCTTCATGCGGGTCTCGTGGGTCACGTTGTCGATGCCGAGCTTCGGCAGAGGGAAGGGTGTCGTTCGGCTCATCGCTGGATGACGCGCGGGGCGCCGATGTACTGAGGTGAGGGGAGCGTGACCGCCGGCAGCACCAGCAGGTCGCAGTTGAACGGGTTGCTGACCACGTGGCTGTCGGAGGCGAAGGCGCCGATGCCGGTGGGCTGCAGGTGCAGGGCGACGGCCGGACGGCCGATGTGCTGCGTGAGCGCGCCAGCGGGGCGCACGCGCCGGGCCAGTGTAGCAGACGGCTCGGAGGTGGGCGGGATACCGATGGCCTGCGCCGTGCCGGGGATGACCTGGCGCACGTCGCCGAAGAGGGTGTCGCCAAAGCCCTGGGCGGCCAGGTAGATGCGGCCACGGACGGTGGGTGGAGGTGGTGGCATGCTGCCGATGCCGTAGGTACGGATGCCGCGGTCGATCGGATCCACCGACGGGAAGCCGAAGGCGCTGCTCTCTTGCCCCCAGGGGCGCAGGGCGTCCGCCGGGGGATCGAGGCGCGTCACCTGCATCGGGCGAACGAAGTCCTCGAAGTTCTCGTCCTCGAGCGAGCAGCTGATCCACCCCTCGGGTTGCAGGTAGCGGATCCAGTTCTGGACGATGTGGCCACCGATGGCAGCCGAGTCGAAGCCGCCGAAGTCGTGGAAGGTGCGCGGCCGGCCGAGGGTCGGTGTGCCGAAGGGGTTGAGCGAGCCGGGGAGTTGTGGGTTACCGGTGTGGCTGATGCCGACCGGGTAGATCGTGCGGTTCTGGTTCTCGACCCTGTGGCCGCCCACGCCGAGGCTGTCGAAGCCTTCCGGTGCGGCGCCGGGCTGCACCGGGGCTTCATGCTGCCAGACCTGGTGCTCGCCGAAGACCTGCTCGTTGGCGATGCCGTCGTGGTAACCCCACTTCTCCAGTTCGATGTAGCGGATGCCGCCGCCGACTGTGGGGAAGCCCTCGCGCCATGAGAAGAAGCCCTTCGGGGTGATCCCGCGCGCGGCGTTCTCGATGAAGTGACGGCCGAAGTAGCGCTTGTTGCCGACGCGCCCGAAGTCGTGGTGGGCGGGGTCTTCCGGAGTACCGGCGCCAGCCAGGATGCGGCGGTGGCGGTGGGCCACGTCGGCAAGACCAAACCAGGGGAAGGAGGACTGACTGTCCCAGCCGCGGCCAGGCGGGTCGTCGGCCCAACGCTCGGGGGTGCCGCGGCCGACCGGAGAACCCCTGTCCTCTGGTTCAGTCTCGAACGGCCAGGCGTCGCCGGTGGGGGCCCAGATGTAGAAGGGGGACAGGCGAGGCTTACCGAAGGGGGTTTTCTCGCGGGTGACCGGGCGAGGGAAGATCGTGCGCGTGCGGGTGAGCGACGGCACCCCGAAGGTGGAGTCCTCGGTGATGGTCTTCGGGAAGAGCTGGTTGGCAGTGACGCGGTGCCGACCGAAGCTCGGGGGGTCAATCGGCTCCGGGTGGAGGTACTGCGTGGGCAGCAGGGGGTGGCCCATGAGCAGGCTGTCCCAGCCGAAGCCGACCTGCTCGTACCCGCCGTCGGGCTTGCGCTTGAACAGGTCGATGCGCTGCAGGTGGGGCCCCAGCGGGGCGCGCTGCTGCACCGTCGTGAAGCGGTCGAACTTGAGCGAGTGCCAGCCCTTCGGGTTGACCCAGGTGCGGGAGTCACGCACCAGCGGCTCGAACCACAGCTCCTGTTGCCAGCCCTTCGGGTAGACGTAGCTGTCGCGCCGGCGGACCTTGTGCGCCCCCATCTCGTGCGACACCCAGCCCTCGGGGTCGGCGAAGCTGTCGCGCAGCCGGATGTGGGGGAAGCCGTAGGTCGAGCTGGCCGAGTGCTGGCGAGGAATGATCCGATCGCGGTGCAGGCGCAGCGATGGCGTGCCGGCCTCGCCGGTGCGGACCGGCTTGGGGGTGACCGGGTGCGGATTGAGACGAACGTCCGTGTTCGGGCCGACGCGCACGAAGTCATCGATGGCCCGGTGGAACTGCACGACAGTTCGCACGCCATGGCTCACCCAGTGCTCCGGGATCTCAGGCGCGGCGATCGGCGGGATGAAGCGGATGTGCTGTGCTGCGTCCTTCACCCGATGCCGACCATACGCCGGATCCGTGAAGCCCTTCGGGGCGACGGTCCAGGCGAGGTTGCCGACCGAGGTCCAGCGGTTGAACTGATCCTGCTGTTGCCAGCCGGTGGGGTGCACGTAGCGCACACGGTGCCCCACATGCTGCTCGGGGAAGTCGAGGGAGTCCCAGCCGACGGGCTTGGTCTGGTCGCCGGTGCGTGTCAGGCGATGGTAGCCCCAGCGCTCCGAGCGCCAACTGGCCGGGCGCAGGAGGAAGTTCTTCGGGTAGACACGGTGCTTGTTCGACACCACGCTCTCTTCCAGCGCATCCTGCGCGTGGTAGGGGGCGATCGTCTGGTTGCGCAGGCGCAGCGCGTGCTCGCCTACGAGCCCCATCTCGATGCCCTTGTAGTGAACATCGATGACCTGGAACTCATTGACGAGCCGTGGCTGGCCGTAGCGCGTACCGCTGAAGCTCTCCGGCTGCAGCAGCCGCCCGGGCCAGAAGCGTGGCTTGCCCGCAGCGCTCGTCGGCTCCCAGACGGGGCGGATCTCGCGCGGTAGGTTGACGTGGTGGTCGCCGACGAGTGAGCCAGCGATGATCGGCACTGGTTGGATCGTGCCGGGGCGCTTCAGGGCGGGCTGGCCGAAGGCAAGCGTGACCTTGCCCTCGACGCGGATGTACTGCACGTCGTAGGCGATTGCAGGCTTACCGGCGACGCCGTCTCCCCACCCTTCAGGTTTGACCCACTGGTCGCGGTACTTGACCTCCGCACGCTTGCTGACGGACGGCTTGTTCTCGAACCCGGAAGCCAGCACGAAGGTGTGGAAGCGCCAGACGTGTGTGTGGAAGCTGTAGTCGCTCGCCCACCAGCTCGCCGGGCGGAGCCACTGCGTCTTCTGCGTGACCTGTTGCTCGTGGCCAAACGCTGTATGCGCCTCGCCCTCCACGGTGATGAACTGACGCCCCAGCCACACCCGCGCGTCCGGGCTCACATAGGAGCTGGCGTAACCGAGGCCGAAGTCCTTCAGCGTCTCTTGCCGGTTCCGGATCTTCGTCCGGTGCATGACCGGGGTGAGTGAGTCCCAACCTGCCGGCTGCAGGTATTGACGCGGCTGTTTGCCGTCGATCCTAGGCTCGCCATAGTCAGAGAAGACCGTGCCGGACGGGCCGAGCGTCTGCGTGCCCTCGATGCGCAGGGAGGGGCGCGGGATCGTCCAGGTGTTCCCCAGTGACACGAAGGTCAGGTGTTGCGGCGGCGCGCCGCGCTTCACCTCGTGCTCTCCTACCACCCCGGGCGGGATGGATTCCGTCGGGAACCATTGCCCGTTCAAGTGGAACCAAGGGAACCCGACTTCGCCCCCGAATGCGGGGAGCGGGCCGACCTTGTGCAGGCGTTTAACAGTATGCGCGCCGACTTGCCCGGCCTGTACCGGATCGGGTTGAAGCTCGTTGGGTAGGCGGGGCCGCCTCCGCTTTAGCTCATGGTTGCCGAACTTCCGCAGCCCAAGGTCGCCGCCGGTGAAGCCGATGATGTGCTGTAGCCAGTGCGTAAAGTGGTGATGCCCGAACTCGCGGTACTTAACAAGATTGCCGGAGCGCGGGTTGTCAGAGAACGGCCGGTACGTGCCGATGTCGGCGCCGACGGGGTACACGAACGAGTGCTTGTTGGCGATGATCGCCCGCGTACCATACTCAGCACTGTCCCACCCCTTCTCCTTGGCGTCCTGCGCCACGTTGCGCACCTCGTGCTGACCGAAGTGCTGTTCGTTCTGCAGTGGGGACTGATAGACGAAGAACTTGCCCGGGACGACCTTGTGCCGGCCGACGACCTCAACTTGCCAGCCAAACGGGCGCACGTATGCAGAGCCGGAGCGCACGACAGGCCTGCCGTACTGTGTCTCCCGCACGATGGCCACACCCGCGACGCGCGTCAACTCGGAGGTCTGACACTCGAGGACGAGCCCGTACCCCAAGGGCGCGGTGTACTTACCCTTGGCGCACTCGAGCTGAAGGTTGTAGCCGCTTGGCGGCGTGTAGCGGACGGGTGTGACCATCCGCGGATTATACCGGGCGCGGCACCGCCTTCACACGGTCGTAGATGACCGCGTTCTGACCGCCATCGAGGGGGTAGGAGACGACCACGTACTCCTTCCCAGGCACAAGCCCGTCGACCTTGTAGACCCCGTCCGCCCCTGATTGGAAGGAACCCACCAAGCGGTGGTTGTCACCGTCGAGGATCTCCACTAGTCGACATGTCGGCACCCCGTTACAGAGCGTCGTGCCGAAGATCACGCCCCCTACCTCTGAGCCACCCCCGCACAGGATTGGCGCTACCACCATCGGCCGCGGCGGTTGCGGCGAGGTGTAGGGGAAGAGCATCGGGGACACGATCGGCGCCGCCAGCATCACTGGGAGCTCCAGCGGTGGCTTGGTCATGTCGAACACGAACGACTCTTCCTCTGTCCCGGCCGGCACATCCATGAAGTAGAGCGGTCGCAGCTCCGCAAGCTCCGGCCCACCCCAGATCTCCAGTCGCGCCAGTCGATCACCCCGGTTCCGCCGCCGACCCCGCAGCTCAGCGAAGCCGCGGGCGGTCGGAAACTCCACCCAGGCCCTGCCTGCATCTGCGCCGCCAGGATAGAAGTATCCCTGCTGTCCGGACCACTGCGTAGGCTGCATGGCCGCAGCTCCGCCGGCGGTGTGGGTAAACACGAGATCGAATAGGCGCGGGATGTTCTCCCCCCGCAGTACCCACACCCGCTTCTCTGTCAGCGCCATGGGCCAGTGATGTCAAAGAACCAGCGGTGATCCCCGTAGGAACCCGTCACGACAGGGAGGAAGGCGTGCCCGTCCATCCCCGGGACGCCTGTCACCACCTGCCCGGCCGGGTAGCGCGACCCGCGATACAACCCTGGCCATTGCCCCCACATGCCACCGGCCGAACTAACATACGTCGGGGAGATGACGAACCCATTCTGAACCGCAAGCGGGAAGTCAGCGTCACTGCTTGCGGGCTCCGCACCCCAAACCTCAACCCCTTGACCACCGAGCTGGAAGGCTCCTCTCACATCCCGCGACCCAACTGCCGTAGGAGAACTCACGCTCTTCCCGAGGAGCCAGTCGAAATTCAGCTTGTTGGTCCAACCGCTATTGGTGGTATAAGCGGTTCGGGAAAACACCGAATGCCCTGGATTCGCTGGGTTTGCCGCGAGGAACTTCCCGAAAGCGCCGAGGTAGAAGTCGTAGTTCGAGAACGCGGTGTCCCGCGGGTGCAGCGAAACACCCCCAGTACCGTGCAGGGTGTAGAACAGCTGGTCGTCCCCGATCACCGCCCAAGCCGAGGAAGCATAGCCGAGTCCACCCCACCAGCTCTCCGACTGCGTCGAAGAGACCGACCTGTACCACTCATTCACCGGCTGCCCGTTGGTCCACCCCTCAGCCCCACGGACCTCGATCTGCTGAGCATCCCGCTTCAGGAACTGGAAGTAGTACTGCCCGCCAGGCGCCTTGGAGTGGAGCACCAGAATCGTCTCGCTCTCGTGGGTGATCTCCCAACCGACCGGCGCCTGCTTCACCTTCATCGTGCCTGTCGTGGTGGGCGGCAGCCGGTTGTCCACGCTGCACGTCACCTCTTGCCCTCTCACCCGCAGCACGCGCATGTCCGTATTGAACCGCGCATCTGCGGCGCCGGACAAGGAGAGCACCTGCCACTGCTCGAAGCCGTGGTTGTCCGGAAGCGTGAGCGTCAGTTCCCCCGTCTGATGGGCCACGCGGGTGACGTTCACCTCGTTGAAACCATTGATGAAGACACCCTTGATCCATGCAACAAAGGTGGCCCAATCGCGCGGGGCAGGGGGTACCCCCTTGTCCGAGCTGCGGATGAACTTGACGCTCGCGCTGATCACAGTTTGAAGATCTTGTTGTTGCCGTTGTCCCAGGTGACGATGATGTCGCCGCCGTTCGGCACGATGGGCAGGCCCGTCGCCGTGTCGATCCACGCGATCAGGTTGCCGTTGGTCTCCGGCACACCCTGCTTGTAGATCAGCAGCGCCTCGACGGAGTCGCCCGACACAGACTGGAACGTCACGTCGTCCGCGTCAGCGGCACCGCCGTCGGTCTTCTTGTTCGTCAGTTGGACCGGCGAACCCACGACGGCAGCCTGGTACGTGCCGTACTGGGTGTGCGCGGCCAGGTTGACCGAGATCTTGCCCGCATCAATCAGTGCGACGTAAATCGGGTCGGTTTTCCAGTTCAGACCGCCTTCCAGAAACAGCTGGCGGGCAGAGTCAAACAGTGCATTTGCCATTTAAGGCTCCTCTATTGAATCGGGTGATCCCTCGCCCACCCATTGGCGAATTCTATCAATCTTTCGGGCGCATTGGCGAAGCGCCGTGCGCTGCGCGTGGAGTGCCTCAACCAGGTCTCGATTGACCACCACCGGGTTGACCCGCGGCACCTCGCACGGCTGGATCAGACTTTCCGGTGGCAGCACCCTTATTTGCCTGATCTCGACCCGCGGCGGCTCGTGCAGCGCACGACCCGTCGAGCAGGCAGCCAAGCTCAGGAGGCACAGGCTGGTCGAGATAACTACGAACTGCGACATTTTTTCTCTCCAGCTCCTTCAGCTTGCGTTGGGTTGATCGGTCAAGTTTGGCGAGCTGCTCGAAGTCCCTGATCAGCCCGGCTGTCGCCGCCGCGTCTCTCAGGCGGGCCTCGGACAGCTCTGCGATGGTCTGCGTCTGGGCCGCGTTCGTGGCCTCGTTCTGCGTGATCCGGTACCGCAGGTCGTTCAGCATCTGCTTCTGGGCCTTGGTCTCCATCCACAGCGTGACGCAACTGGCCACCGCCGCTACCAACAGAGCCAAGAGCACATACTCCACGAACAGACGGGCCTTGCCAGTGATGAAGCGAATCGAAGTACCCAGTACGGGGTACTTGGACAGGGTTGCGATCATTCGTTCTCCTCGTTGCGGGGGGACTTTCTGATGCCAAGCTTGTCGTAGACGAACTGTTCCAGCACGCTCACGCTCGCATTGGCGCCAAGCCACCCTGCCAGCCCAACGATAACCCCCGTCCACTGGTCCGAGAGGTGCATCTCCTCACAGACCAGCTTGAACAGGAGCCCCACGAAGCCCGCAGCGCAGACTTCCAACATCGTGCGCCACGCGGTGGGGCGAGAGCCCTCATTCGCGGTGCGCAGCATGTATCCGATCCCGCCCGCCACGGCGGACACGCTGACGTAGGCCAGCGTCTTGCCCCACCATGTCGCCCAGAAGAAGTCGACCCACGTCATCACCAGACCTCGGTGCAGGCATGCAGCCTGCCTTCCTGCAGCTTCGCTGCGACGCGATGCGTTGCCTCGGCCTTCGTGACGATACCATCGCGGTTCAGGTCCAGACCTTGGTTCTGGCTGTAGGCGATGCCGTGGTCAAAGAGCGATGCAGCATCGGGGGCGCCGATCATCCGAGGCAGCAGGATCGCCATGTACATGTCCGACAGGGAGCGGACACGCTTAGCGAAGGGACGGAAGTACTTCTCGACCCACACGAGCTGCTCCTCGGCCGTCATGGCGGCGAGAGCGGTGTCGGTGGTGCCGAGAGCCGTCGCGGTGGCAGGCATGAACTGGATCAGGCCTACCGCTTTGCTGCCCGCTGCATTGCGGACGTTCGGGCGGAAGGTGCCGCCGGACTCAAACGCCATGCAGGCCATGAGCCACGAGGCGTGCTCGTGGGTCCAGCCGAAGCGCTTGCACATGTCGACGACACGGGTACGGAATTCGGGGCTGACTTTGTTGCCCCAGGACAGCAGGATCTTCATAGGCCTCCATAGGCGACGGTACGGGGTTTGTGCTCCCGGCGCCCCTGCTCGGTGCGGACTCTGTCGCAATAGGCAGCGAAGGCGGCTTGGAACTCTTCCGCCTTGCCCTTGTCGTAGGTTTCCGCGTCTTGCTTGGAGTAGGCCAGGGCCTTCATCCAATCAAGCAGGTGGAGATGGTGCTGCCTGTCGATCTCGAGGGTGGACTCAGGACCGGTCACTTCCTCCAGAGGGAGGCGCAGCACGTGCAGGTTCAGCTCCCCATCCTCGCGCGGGATGTCCCGCAGGAACATGGAGTACTGGTCATCACCGATCACCACGGCGTGGACCTCGCCTTCGCGGGGCGTGGGGCGCCGGGTGCCGAACTGGATGTCTTCGTCGTTCACGATCTCGACCGGGCATCTATCGTCCCGGGTGACGCGCCGCAGTTTCAGGATGCGGCGGTCGTAATCGACGAAGACATCCCCCGCATCGTACTCGACGGTGCAGAGGTCGGAAGTGGAGTCGGGGATGCCCCCAGTCAGCCGGCAGAACTGCTCCTGCGCGTCGTTCATGTAGGCCCACACCTCCACCTCAGACCACAGGTAGGGGTAGGCCTCGTCACGGACATGCGCGCGGAACAGGTCGTGCAGCTGCTGGGGGGTCATCTCACTCGGCCTTCTTCGATTTCTTTGCAGCCTCGACCGGCTCTGCCGGGGGCTCTGCATCGACACAGCCGACAGCGCGGCATTCGCGCTCGGCTACATCCGGGACATGGACGGGCACGTCCGGTTCAAACGTGCCGCTCCAGCCGTAGATCGTGTTGACAACGACGTTGCCAGGGTGCGAGAGCCAGGCCATCATACACCCCCGAGGTTGTAGTCCGCACGGTCACGGACTGCAAATTGCAGACTGACAATGATCTGACCAGCGGTGATCTTCGTCGCGGTCAGGGCGAACTGCACCGGGGTGTCCTCGAAGAACACACCGCTGCCAGCGATCGGCCGGTTGCCGGCGGACTTGATGTCGTCGCCGTTGAAGATGGCTGTGTTGGTCTTCGGCTCAGACAGCTTGAGCGTGACCTTGGCAGCCGAGTCGGTGATGGCCGTGGTCGTGACCACGCCGCCACCCAGGATGCGGGCGCCGCGCGGCAGCTTGACCAGGGGGATACCGGTGGCGGGCGTGCCTTCAGCGATGGGCTTCTGGACGCCGGTGGTGGGGTCGGTGTAGGTGTCTTTCGTCAGATCGATGGGGATCTCGACGGTCAGCACCTCTTGTGCGGTACGCACGGAAGCGATGTTCGCCATGAGTACTCTCTCGAGTGGGTCAGCCCCGGGTAGGAGCTGCGGTTGAGAAGCCAGCCGAATCGAGGCGTAATTGCCGAAAGAGGTGCGGCTGGGGATGCTGGATGTTACCACGTAGGGCGAATAGGGCGCCAACCCGTAGGCCACGACAGAGCCGAAAGTGTTCGCGGAATCAATGCCTTGCACGCCGAGGGTGCGGGGCCCGGCCTTGCCTTGTGTGAGTTTGAGGCGCCCGATCTCCAGCCGCGAGGCGATGCCGAGCGGGGAGATCGTCTTCGGAATAGGACGACGACCAGTGACGGCGAGGTCGCCGACCATGACGGCTGAGGGGATGCTGCTGACGCCGATGACGACTCCGCTCGAAGAGACCACCGGGGGACCGACCTCGAAGGTCGGCGCGAGGCCGGCAGGAGCGATAGTCACAGCGCCGGCACTCAGCCGTGCAGTTCCGAAGATTGGATCGTTTGCAGCACCGGTGGGAGCCACAACCGCGCCGCCGGTGGTCAGGAGGGGCGCACCCAGAGTGGCGCCGTCAAAGCCTGACACGCCGATGGTAGCACTGCCGGCGCTCAGCCGGTTGTAGCCGAAGCCCACGGTTGACGCGAGCCCGACAGGGCTGATGGTCACGCTGCCGGCGCCCAGCCGGGGTGAACCCACAGCGCTGTCCGGGGTGCGCCCGCCGGGGCGCACAGTCACCGCGCCAGCCTTCAGCTGGGCGGTGCCGAAGTCCGCGGCTGAGGCGCGGCTATCGGGGTGGATCGTCTGTGCCTGCGCCTGCGGCAGGGGTTCGGTCTGCAGCAGCTCGACGACATATCCGCCTTCAGGCGCCCAGCGGAGGTCACGCGGGTTGTCGACCGTCATGAAGAGCTGCACCGTGCGGGTGTGCCCGGCGCGCCATGACGGCATCAGGATCGTCTCTTCCGCCTGGGTGAACGTGGCTGTGCCAATCTCGGTCAGGCGGGAGTCTTCTGCGCGCACCACGTTGTTGAGGTACTCCCCAACGTAGAAGCGCAAGGTAATCGGGGTGGTGCTGACGCGCGGGGGCGTCCGGATGCGGATGTGCTCGTTGGTCTGGAGGAAGCCCCCAGCCACGTAGCCGATGCGCACAGCGAAGCCGCCCATCTCCAGCAGCTGCCAGAGAGGGGCGGCGGGGGTGTCTTGGGAGCCAGACCACGGCTCCCCTAGATTGATCGCGTTTGGTACGAGCGACATGCGCGGTAGACCCCCTCACCTCGTTGGATTCAAGATGAGGGGTAGTCTATCACTGGGCCGTGTACACCGAGATCACACCGAAGTCCTGCTTGGTGTTGTTGCTGTACATCGAGTTGAACTGCGGCTTCAGGAAGCCCAGGATCTTGTCCGTGGCGATGCCGATCTGGTTGTCGTAGTCGAACTCTTTCTCGGTCCAGCCCGGGTTGCCCAGGTCAGCCATGGCCAGCGCTTGGGAACCGCAGAACAGGATCTGGCAGCCGTCCACGTTGCCGGCAGCGCCCCACTTCTGACCAGCAGCAGCGCCAGAAGTGTTGTAGACGTTGCGGTACTCGTGGAAGACGATGCCGTCGATCATCACGGCCGAGCCGGTGAACAGCGGGTTGCTGCCGCTGCGGACCTGAGCGTTGCGGACGTTCTGCATGAACAGCGGGTCCAGCTTCAGGCGCATCATGGCCTGCGGGGTCAGGAACGCATGGTACGTCTCCTCACCGCCGTTGCCCTTCAGACCGCGCATGTATTGGTCCTTGGCATAGGCCTTCAGCTGCACGAACAGGTCCCACGTCGGGGTGTCAGCAGCCATCACCTGGGACGACGTGCCACCCACGACCAGCCGCTTGTTGGCGGCGTCGTAGCGGGCACGGCGAGCGTCAGTCGGAGCGGCCACGTCAGCGGCGAACTCCAGCTGGGGCAGATCCGAACGACCGCGCGGGGCGCCGTTGTTCTTCATGTTGTAGGACACGCCGGACATGGTCAGGAAGGCCATCTGGTCCATGCGCTCGGCCAGCCAGTAAGCCAGCTGATCGCGGGCGTTGCTGCGGAAGTTGACGATGGACTTCTGGTCAGCCATGCGGCCTTCCAGGCGGACAGCGTGACGCAGCTGGTCGATGCGGATCACCTGGTCGAAGGAGCGCATGGCTTCTTCGTTGCCTTCCAGGTTGCGGTCGCCAGCGACGCCGTCACCTTCCAGGTCGGTGAGCAGGGTGATGACAGCCCG